GGATTAGCTCCTTTAAATCGTATATCTACAAGCCCCGAAGATCTAACGTTCTTTCGGAATAACCTTGGGAATTTTTTCATCAATTCATTTGCACTTTCTTTTTGTATTTGAATTCTTTTTTTTCTATCATAGCGGTCTTGTATTCCTCCGGGATTATTCCAATAATTTGTTTTAATACCATATGCTCCGCGTTTTAAAATAGGAAGCTTTAACATGTAAAATTGGGCTACACGGTCGAAATCTTCCTTTTCCTTTACCGTTAATTTAATTCGTTTGTCGTTAATATATCCACAACACGAATTAATAATCGTATACGTTCCAAATTTATCTACACCATTTGGAGACATTGTACTATCTGTCGAATTTAATCCCCACATACCGCTGGTGCCTAACATATCAAATGATTCGCTAAATAATCCTTGTAAATCTGATACAGGAGTACGCTTTATTCCTTTCTTTGTATTCATTATATCTTCTATATCATCGTCCATTTCCACCACTTTTGTACCCGTTTTAAAATATTTTATCATATGATTGCGAATACCTGTTATAGAGTCTTTTGACTTGATTAAGTTAAACCCCCATATTTTTTGTAACTTTTTATACTCGTTATACGATTCGGGGGAACAAAAAATAAAAATATAATTAAAATCGAAATTATGTTTCTTAAGTAGAGACAAAGTATATTTTTGAAGAAGTTTCACGCGATTGTGAGACGGTATCGCAATATATATTTTTGATTTATGTTTTTTTAATATTTTTTTTGTTTTATTACGTTTTTTATATTTTTTATTTGTTACGGTCATCATTAAACTATAATGACATTTTTTTTCTATTACCATAACATTATTTCATAATAATCTATGAAATAATATACTAAATTATTTATCGCTTTCTGCGGCGTGTACCCTTAGCTCTACGTCTACGACTCTTATTTCCTTTGTATACAAAACCGAATTTACCCTTTTTTGCAAAATAACCAGCTTTTTCTAAACGCTTCTCTTTTTTTGCAGTTTGGTGCTTCTTTTTGGATACATAGCGTCCATATTTGTTCTTAAAAAGCATATTTTTGGTTAATCCTCCTGTTGTCTTGTAAGCATTGCCATGCCATACAGCAGACCGGGCTCCTCGTAACTGTTTATACGTTTTTCCATTGATTTTATATACGCCATTTGTTTTCATGATTTTTTTAACCATTATATATTAAATATAGAAAAAAATTAATTACATTGATTTTCTAAATATTCTTTTACTGCATCACTTAAATTATTTACAACATTTTCATATACGTATTTCATATTTATAATAGTAGTATTGTTTAAATTAGAACGAGCTAACTTAACAATATAACAAGCGGTTGATTTCAAACCTATAGAAAATAACAAGGAACGCACTTCATCGCTATCTAAAGATAACAAAGTTTTATAAATTTCTATTTTTTTACTTGTTTTGGGGCGAGACCCTCCTCTTCCATTTGTTCTTATTAATATTGCATGAGATTGCGCTTTTGTAATTGTAGTATTGTTTGTACTTGTATTCATTGTTTTAACAATTCGTTTTGATGGACAAGTTCCACTAAAACATGTTAAATGTGCTAAATATCTATTTCCTGTTTGAACGTAACTTAAATTTATATTCATTAATATAAAATTGAAAAGATATAAATATTTTATATAATGATATAAAATATGAGCTCCGAACTATCATCCCAATACCAAATGAAAACGGACAAACAACACATTTTGGATAATCCAGACACCTATATTGGTTCAATTGAACAAGTAGAAAGCTCTGAATTTATCTTTCAAGATGATAAACTTATACAAAAAAATATTATAAATATACCTGGATTATATAAATTATTTGATGAAGGTATTGTAAACTGTAGAGACCATGTAATACGTATGAAAAAAAAAAGTGATAAAACAAATATTCTTCAAGTGACTTATATTAATATTACCATAGATAATGGAACTATTACCATGGTAAACGACGGTAATGGTATTGATATCGCAGAACATCCTGAATATAAAATATGGATTCCTGAATTGATATTCGGTCATTTGAGAACATCCACTAATTACGATAAAAGTGAAAAAAAAATAGTTGGGGGTAAAAATGGGTTTGGATTTAAATTGGTACTTATATGGTCTACATATGGTGAAGTAGAAACCATTGACCATATTAGAAAATTAAAATATGTTCAAAAATTTGAAAATAACTTGGATGTTATTCATAAAGCTAAAATTACAAAATGTACAACAAAAAAACCATATACTAAAATTACATTTACTCCCGATTACAAACGTCTAGGAATATCCAATTTGAGCGAAGATATGGTAAGGTTATTTCAAAAGAGAACTTACGACATTGCTGGTATTACTGACAAATCGATTAAAGTTAAATATAATGGACAAGCTCTACCGGTAAAAGGGTTTGAACAATATATTAACATGTATATTGGCGGTAAAGACCAAACACCACGTGTATTTGAAGAATGTGGTGAACGATGGACTATTGGGGCTTGTCTTTCTCCTAATCATGAATTTATGCAAGTATCTTTTGTAAATGGTATTTACACTTCTAAAGGCGGCAAACATGTTGATTACATTACTCAACAAATTGTAAAGAAAATGTGCGCACTTATTTTGAAAAAAAAGAAAGTAGAAGTAAAACCAAGTGCAATAAAAGAACAAATAATGATATTTGTAAATAGTACTATTGAAAATCCAGCATTTGATAGTCAAACAAAGGATTACTTGAATACTCCTGTATCTAAATTTGGATCATCGTGTACAATTAGTGATAAGTTTATAGATAAATTAGCCAAAATGGGTATTCTTGAAACTGCATGTGCTCTTACTGCAGTTAAAAATAACAAAGATGCAAAAAAAACAGATGGGTCAAAAACGAAAACCATACGTGGAATACATAAGTTAGTAGATGCAAATTATGCTGGTACACCTAAATCAATGCAATGTACGCTTCTATTATGTGAGGGAGATTCAGCAAAAGCCGGTGTTATTTCTGGTCTCTCTACTTCTGATAGAAATATATTTGGTGTTTATCCATTAAAAGGGAAATTATTTAATGTACGAGGAGAAACAAGTAAAAAAATTTCTGAAAATAAAGAAATTGCGGAACTTAAAAAGATTCTTGGTCTTGAAACTGGAAAGAAATATACTAAAGATAATATTAACACGTTACGTTACGGACAAGTATTATTTCTAACAGACCAAGATTTAGATGGTACGCATATCAAAGGTCTTGGATTGAATTTATTTCAACACGAGTGGTTATCTTTATTGCAAATTCCTAATTTCATTGGATTTATGAATACACCGATTCTTAAAGCTACTAAAGGCAAAAAGGAAATACAATTTTATAATGAAGGAGAATATGAAGCATGGAAATCGCAAAATGGTGGTGACTTGAAAAGTTGGAAAATCAAATATTACAAGGGTTTGGGTACAAGTACAGGTAAAGAATTTAAAGAATATTTTGCAAATCAAAAAATAGTTACATTTTCGTTTGATGAAGAACAACAAATGCTTATTGATATGGTGTTTAATAAAAAACGAGCTAACGATAGAAAAGAATGGTTAGGGAAATACGATAGAGAAGGATTTGTTAATACAAATCAATCATCTATTAGTTATGAAGAGTTTATAAATAAAGAAATGATTCACTTTTCAAAATATGATTGCGATAGGTCTATTCCAAACTTGATGGATGGATTAAAAATTAGTCAACGGAAAATTCTATATTCCGCCTTCAAAAAAGGATTGAATCAAGAAATCAAAGTTGCTCAGTTTAGTGGTTATGTATCAGAACATAGTGGTTATCATCATGGTGAAGCAAGTTTAAATGGTGCTATTATAAACTTGGCGCAAGATTATGTTGGATCAAATAACATTAATCTATTTTGTCCAAATGGACAATTTGGAACACGTTTACAAGGTGGAAAGGACTCTGCTTCTGAAAGATATATATTTACAAAATTACATTCAATTACTCGTCATTTATTTTCGAAAAACGACGACGCAATTTTAAAATATCTTGATGACGACGGACAACAAGTAGAACCAATATACTATGCGCCTATTATTCCAATGATTTTAGTAAATGGTGCAAAAGGTATTGGTACCGGTTTTAGTACAGATATCATGTGTTACAATCCCCGAGATATTGCAAACTATTTAGTTCTTAAATTAAACGGTGAATCAAATATACAAAGTAAAATTAACCCATATTACAAAGGTTTTAAAGGTGAAATTATAAACTTGAGTGAAAACAAATATTTAATAAAAGGCAAATATACATTAACATCAGATACTAAAATACTTATTACTGAATTGCCTATTGGTTCTTGGACCGATGATTATAAACAATTTTTGGAAAATCTATTAGATAAAAAAAATACCGTAATAAAAGACTATAATGATAATAGTACCGACACTGAAATATCTATTGAAATAATATTTACAAAGGGTGTATTATCCCAATTACATTTTAAGAAAATAGATGAACATATAAATGAACTTGAAAAGCTTTTAAAATTATATACAACACAAACCACAAATAATATGCATTTATTTAATCATGAAGAAAAATTAATAAAGTACAATAGTATTTATGAAATCATAGATGATTTCTTTGAACATCGTCTTAGTATATATGATATTCGAAAACAACATCAACTAAAGGTTTTAGAAAATTTACTTAGCGTACTCGAAAATAAATATAAATACATACTTGAAGTATTGGAAGGAAGTATTGACTTGCGGAAGAAAACATCCACACAAATTGATGAACTACTATATAAAAAGCAGTATATCAAACAAAACGATACATATCATTACTTAATAAGATTACCTATGGATAGCGTAAATATTGAAAATGTAGAAAAACTAAAAAAAGAACGAGATGAAATCTTTAAAGAGCTCGAAACACTCAAAGCTACCACCATCCAAGAATTATGGTGTAATGAAATAAAAGGCTTTCTTATCGAATTAGAAAAATGGTTTAAGCTCTAAAGTGTTTTGTTTATTATAAGACATCATTGGAGGAGGCATTGGTTCAGATAATGTACTTATATCTTCTTTATATACATTATAGCCTTTTACTTCAGCATATATTTTAGGAATACAATATTCTAAAACAAGTTCGTTTAAAGCATTAATTTGTTCTTTTATATTTTCATTATTATGAATACTATTTTGTAAAAATATACTATGCATGATTACATTTAATACATCAGAGCTTTGTTGATCTATTATATATTTTTTATGTGAAAGTCTATAAACACCTGCACGTATTCCATTTTGAATAATAATTACATTATTTTTTGAAAAAAATGCTCTAGATAAAGGAGTTTCTGATTGAGAATATTTAATCATATTTTTAAAATTAGAATTTGTATTCACAGGTATTTTATCTTGCATAAATGTTGCAGTTCCTCCTTTTGTTTCTAATAAATTGACTCTTCCGTTATGATTTGTCTCTATATCCATATTATAAGACAATAAAAAAAAATTATTTTTATATTGTATAATGAAATTTTATAAAAATGCATTAATTACCGCTTGTATTGTATTACTTATCATTTTAGCTATTATTGCAAGTATGTTATTATTTAGTAAAAAGAAAAAGGTATTTCCACCTGTAATATCTGAATGCCCAGATTATTGGATAGACGTTCAATATCTAAAATCACCCGAAGGTAAGAAATATTTAAATGATCCTATAATAATAGATGCTGTAAATATGGCACAAAATAAAACAGATTGTATTAATTTTAAAAAGATTGGGTCATGTACAAACGATGCTTCACAATTAATTGTAGACCCCAATTCATTTCAAGGCGGAAACGGTATATACGCCGGTTCTAAAATGTGTTCTCAATTTCAATGGGCTTCTGGTTGTGATTTAACATGGGATGGAATAACAAATCGTGACAATATATGCGGATATCCTAAAAAAAAACACTATTAATTATAATTTAAAGATATTATATAAATAGTATTATTCATGTTAAATGATTTGAATAATTACAAAGTTCTTTACATACCAATTGGAGGATTAGCAGGGTGTTGGTTATATCATGGATTATATAACAAGTTTCAATCCATATTTAAATTAAATATATTAGATTACAATTTTTATATTAATATAGGTACATTAATAGGATTAAGTATTGGAACCGCAAGATATTATGCAAATGAGCCTTTATTATATTATATTACTGAATTTTGATTTTAAGAATTTTATTTATAATTATCATTATGAATATAAATAAAATATTAAATAGAGAACATATATGTGAAAATATTAAAATAAATTTAAAACATTTTGAAGAAAATAAAAATAATTTACAAACACTAAGAGGTATATACATATATGGTAATTGTGGTATGGGTAAAACTCATTTTGTAAAAGAGCTATTAAATGAAATGAATTATGATATAATTAACTACGATTCAAGTAATGTTAGAAATAAACAATTTATTGAAAACATTACAAAACATAAGAGTTCTAATATAAACGTTTTGAGTATGTTTCAACAAAAGATTAAAAAACTTGCAATCATAATGGATGAAATCGATTGTATGAATACAGGTGACAAAGGAGGGATTTCCGCTCTTATTAAAATGATTAGACCCAAAAAAACCAAAAAGCAAAAAACAGAAGATATTAGTAATATACCAATTATTTGTATAGGTAATAACATAATTGATAAAAAGTTAATTGAATTGTCAAAAGTATGTAATGTATATGAACTAAAAGATCCTACAATACAACAAACTAAATTATTATGTATTCAATTATTTAATGACATGAATATTGTTAATAAAATACAACAAAATAATCTTAGACAAATATTCATGTTTCATAGATTATATAATAAAAATAAAAATATATTTAATTCAGATATCATTAATCAATATTTAAATAAAAAAATAAATTATGATAACACAAAAAATACTACTAAAAATTTAATAAATAACCCAACTCCATTTAATAAATATTCTAAAGCTATTAATGAAACAGATAGAACAACAGTTGCTTTAATTTTACATGAAAATATTATTGATACAATACGTAATAAAAACGGAATTCATATTTATAAAAAAATATTAAATACATTTTGTTTTTCAGATTATATTGACCGAATAACATTTCAAAAACAAATATGGCAATTAAATGAACTAAGTTGTATTCTTAAAATATTTTATAATTTATTTATGTTACATCATAGTATATATTTTACAAATATAAATAGTGATATTAGATTTACCAAAATTTTAACAAAATATAGTACGGAATATAATAATTATACGTTTATTCAAGATTTATGTCAAAAAATGGATTTAGATAAAAAAGATGTAATACTATTTTTTAAATATCTAAAACACAATGAAGATTTAAAAAATGAAATATTATTGCATGAAGAATATGACATTACTACGTTAGATATAAATAGAATTTATAAATTTTTAAATATTAATTTAACTGATTGATTTCTAATAATAAATCTTGTAATCCTCTTTTAGGTAAACTTTTGTATAATTGTAAATGTAATTTCTTAATTATAGCTGTTTTTTCATTTAATATAGACAATAGTTTTTGATTTGTATCTTGCAATTCATGTATTGTTTGTATCACTTGAAATTGATTCAATTTCGTAACATTACCAAAATTATCTCTCATATTAATGGAAGCATTAGTACCATTATTCAATAAATGTAAATATTTTTTTTCTTCAATATCTAACATTTTCATTAATACATCAGGTTTATATTTTGGTAATCCTAATTCATAATTTGATAACATATTTTCTATATTTTTTGTAAAAAATGTTTTTATTTCATCGTCTTTAATAAAATCATCTACAGTTTTATCTACTTCTTTAACATTAGAACTTGGGTTAGATAATATTTTTTTTTTATTATATGTATTATGAGAATGAGAAAAAACCAATATTGTTTTTAATGGATCTAATTTAACAATATCTATTTTATAATCTTTTAAAAAATATTTTTCTTCACTTAAACATGCGGTATCATCGTAAGACGTTGTTTCCATTAATTCACGTTTAAATGCAATTGATGCCGCTGTGCAGTGATTTTTATTATAAGGTCCTAATTTATACATTTTGTTTATATCATTATACCAAATGTACATTATGTTACATCCTGCACACAATTTATCGCTATTTATTAAAGAACTAACAGCGTGTTCTATTCTACAAGGGGGGTAAAAATCATCATCATCCATATTAATGATTATATCACCACTTGTTTCTGCATGTAACATATTACGTTTCTTACCTAGTGGTAATTTTTCTTTACAACGAATATATATTACATAAATAATATTCTCTATTAAATCTTCTATTTTATCAGTACCATCGTCTACAATAATCCATTCTATTAATTCTTTTGGATACGTTTGATTTTCAACGCATTTTATTAAATTACTTATAAATGGACGTCTATTATAAGTAGGCGTACATATACTAACTTTTGGTAATTTTTCTTCCATAAATATATTTAATTTAAATCTTTAAATATTTTAAATATCAATATCACACCCAAACCCTTTATTTTTTATATCAACGGGAACATCATTTTTTGGATTAGATTTAAGTATTTTATCTCTATTCATATATAACATAATAACAAATACAATCCACATACACGTTACAGTTGAATTATCTAAATATATAGATGCTTTTAATAACGAAAAGAATACAAATACAGTAGACACTACAGGCCAATAATCTTTTAACTTACATGACAATATTGCTAATGTTTTTTTATGAAATATAAATCTTATAAAATAATGATATACAAAATCACGCAATATCCAAATCGCAATCCATGTAGGAAATATTGCCGAAGCTACTAAAGGAAACATTGCAAGAAACGGTGTCCAAAAAAAGTCTTCAAATGATATAAATATCCAGTGTATTGTAGCAATTATATTTATAATAGTAAACAAAGAAAAAAATAAAGGTAATAATAATCCATTATTCATCATAAAAATTAATATAATCAATAAAATACCAAATGTAATCTTGTTTGCTGAAAAAAGACCACCAACTATACTATGAAACGTGTGCATATTAGTTCTTGTATTAATAAATGTTTTTGCTAATAATACACGTAACGTGAGTTTAAAAAATTTCATAATTATATTTGAATTGGATTTACCTGCACCGTGAAATTGTATAAATTCTTGAGCTGCTCTATATTCAATATGCTGGTATTTATGTCGCGACATTTGTATAGAATCTATTAATTCCCTACTTTTAGCACTTTTTTTATCTAACCATTTTTTAGAAAATTCATTAGACCTGCATTTAGCATATAAAGCTTTTTCATATTCCATATCTATTTTATTATTTGGTGACGTTAAATTGTAAGATCTATGACATTTTGCAGGATCATTTGACATATATGGAGGCATACATGGACTTGTAGGGAAAATAACTTCTGCGGGAAGATAACCAGTAAATATAATATTTAATGCCAAATATGTACATATTGCTACAGTAATAAATAATATTAACACCGTTTTTAAATATTCTTTTATACTGTTACCCATTATCTTTAATTTTTCTGATTTTTTTTTGTCAATTGGGTTATTCGCCATATATATTTAAATAATATTAATATTTATTTTTATCTAATGAATTATATATGCATAAATTTTACAACTGTATATTATTTATTTTATTAATTGTAATATTATATTCATTATTTAAAAATAAAAATATATTTAAAAAACCAAAACCCCTTCCCGTATTTAATAAAAAATTTCAATATATAGAAACTCAAAATGCAAAAGACTATACTAAACAAATTCCTAATATACATACTACCACAAATATGTTTCAAATTAATTAAGTTGCAAACATTTTTGATACATTACCTCCCATAAAATGAATTATATTGTATCTCTCTTCTAAAACATGTAAATCATAAGTATATTCATATACATCCCAAGAAAATTTATTTACACCAATTACTTCGCCATTATCATCACATATATTAAAAAATTGAGCAGATAAATCTACTGGAGGAATATAAGTCGTTAATTCAAACTCTACATTAGAAAACTTGCTTAAATTTATTGCACCACTAGGCTGAGTATCATATAAAGATGTATGTATACAAAAATTATAACTATATAAACCTGTATTAGTATATGCACTATTATTACCAGTTGTATACTTTTCTAAATAATTATAAATTCCAGAATCTAATTCATTTTCACGATATTTGCCGTCCATTAATATACCCATTTGATTCATTATATATTTTTGATTATATGCACTGAATGTACCGGTAGTATATAATCCTGTAGAAGTACCAGATGGATTTGTATCAGGACCTATTGTTTCAGTATCAATTGTATAAGTAGGTGAAGATGGGGCACTTGTTAAAGAATCCGGTAAATAATCATATGGCCAGTTTGTATAATTTGTCCATTCATTTCTTAAATATGCATCACTTCTTCTAAAAAACCACATCCAATCCGCTACTAAACCACCTGTATTTAACTTAATTTTTTTAGTTCCTACTACATTCTTAAAAATTTCTTCTCGTACATCTTTTATTAAATACTTTTGCTCATCTGCTGCAAAAACCTTTGTTTCATCTTCTGATAAAAAACAATACGTGCTAATTAAATGTATATCTGCATTCCAACTGGTTGTTTTATCTGTATAGGTTAATGATGTATTTGGAGGTTCTTGAATAAATCTATAAAATCCAAAAGTAGATTCATTGAAATTAGGTTGAATTACACTTAAATCACTGCTAGTTACATCATTGACTACAAATAACTCTTTTACTGGTCTTATTGTAACTTCAATTGTTAATTGATTATATTGTAAACACACTAAAGGAAATGCCATTTTACTTGCAAATGTAAACCATGCACCAATTGGTATATATATTTTTCTCCCTCTTATAGATGGTTCTGCACCATTTGTATCTTCTGTATAATAAGCATTAGGATATTCACCACCTCTATCATATGCATTTGCTGGATCATTTAATTCTGATACATTTCCTGTCATTTCATTAAAAAGAGCTATATTAGTATTGTCTCTACATATAATATTATGTAAATAAGAACCGGTTATTTTTTGTAATACTTGACCACCAGCACTAATATTAATTTCTTTTATCATAGTTGTACCTATATTTTTAATCCATTTAAATTCATAAGGCCTCCAATCGGTTGAAGTAGTTTGTGGGGGATATAATGGTGACCAAATATTAGGTAAATTTACTACTACATATGTGTCCATTAATAAATCTGCATACCTAGGCATTTTAAATGAAAACTTTGATTCTTCATTCATTCTTAACTCTCTTAATCCACTATAATCTATTCTAAATTTTTGAAGACCAAAATTAGTATATTTTGCATATACACATTTATAAAATGTTTTAGAAGGATTACCATTTAATATGATATTTTGATTTCCATAAGCTACTATATTTAATAATCCACCAGGCATAATAGTATATATACTTATTTTATTTATTACTTTAAATAAAATAAATATATAATATATTAATGTCAGATAAAACTACAAATGTAAATCTAATTACAAACACATCTATATATAGAAAATTAATGGTAATAGCTGTTTTTGGTGTTATATTACTCACATTATTATTTTATGTAATAAATAAATTAGACTTAAATAAACAAAATTGTCAAAAAATAGGTATATTTAATGACCAATTATCTATTAGTCCTGTAGATTATAATAATGATAATGTAAAACCATACTATTTAAGAGACTTCTACATTAAAGGTGCTTATAATTGTTGTTGCGCTGGTGAATTTAAAAATGACTACGTGAATTTATGTGCTCTTGAAAATGCAATTCATAGTGGTGCAAGATTTTTAGATTTTGAAATTTATTCGATTGATAAAAAACCTGTAATAGCCGCATCATCTGTAAATAATCCAAACTATAAAGAAATGTATAATTATATACCATTTGATAAAGCAATGGAAACGGTTAAAACTCAAGCTTTTGCTTCATCTTATTGTCCTACCAGCTTCAGTGATCCTTTAATACTATTTTTTAGAATCAATACAAATCATAAAAAAATATATGATGAAATGGGAAATATAATTATAAAAAAATTTAGCAATGGATCATACTTATTACCAGCCCAATATGGTTATGAATACAATGGAGAAAATATTACCGCTTTACCTTTAAACATATTCAAAAAAAAAGTAATTATTGCAGTACTAAAAGAAAATGCATTATTTAGCGGTTCGAAATTAGAAACAATAACAAATATAACAGCCGGACCATATTCATCTTACTTAAAATTACATAGAGCAAGTAATATTGATTATAACAATAATGTAGAAGAACTTCAACAATTTAATCGCTTACAAATGTCTATCGTATTACCCGATGTTAAAGCTGAAAATAAAAATATAAACTCGACTAAATCATATGATTTAGGATGTCAAATTGTAGGAATGAGTTGTCAAAATTTCGATGAAGAATTAAAATTTAATAATAAAACATTTGAAACAGCTGATCCTGCATGTTCATTTGTTCTAAAACCTTCTAATTTAAGACCTTCTGTAACTGTCATTCCTGCAGTAGAACCGGTACCTGCTACACATAGTTGTATACCACTTAAAAGATGTATGATGAAAGGTAAAAATTATACTTGCTCAGAATTTTAATTTCTCATTATATAATAATAAATGAATAGTAAAAAATATAATAAAGAATTAGAATTATTAAGAAATTCTGTAGACATAACAGAAAAAAAACAAAAACGTAAACGCTTACAAAATCCAGAAATAACCAAAATTATAGATATTGTAGAAGAATTTATAATTAAAAAAAAACTAATATGTTATGGTGGAACAGCCATTAATAATATTTTACCGGAAATGACACAATTTTATGACAAAGAATTAGATTTACCTGATTATGATTTTTTTTCACCAAATGCTATGGAACATGCAATCGAACTAGCAGACTTATATTACAAAAAAGGATATGCTGAAGTAAGTGCAACTGCAGGAATGCACTATGGAACTTATAAAGTTTTTGTAAATTTTATACCAATCGCTGATATTACATATTTACCTAAAATGTTATTTAAATCGTTATTAAAACACAGCATAACATTTTCAAATATCCATTATGCACCTCCAAATTATTTAAGAATGTCAATGTATTTAGAACTGTCTAGACCAGACGGAGATGTATCACGATGGGAAAAAGTGTTTAAGAGACTCACGTTATTAAATAACGAATTTCCAGGTTTTTCTAAAAATTATTTTAATATTTCCCAGTGTAATAATAATATTTTTCAACGTAATCTTACAAATCAAAAAAACAAATCAAATATTATTTTTGAAACTATTAAAAATATATTTATTAAACATGATGTAGTATTTTTTGGTGCATTTGCTACTGCATTATACGGACAATATAACGATGAAAAATTAAAAATAAAAAAAAAACCAGACTTCGATATAATTGCAACAAATCCTGTAGAAATTATTAAAGATATTAAAAAAACACTGTCGCAATATAAAATTGAAAATGTTACATCAAAAAAACATAATGAAATTGGAGATATAATTCCAGTTCATTATGAAGTAAAAGTTGGAAATGATACAATTGCCATTTTATATAAAGATAACGCATGTCATAATTATAATTTATATAAATACGACGGATACAATATTAAAATTGCTACAATCGATACAATGTTAAGTTATTATTTGGGATTTATTTATATTGATAAACCTCATTTTGACACTGAAAGATTATTATGCATGTCTCATTATTTATTTACTATACAAAATAAAAATAGACTTAGTAAAAAGGGAATATTAAAACGGTTTAGTTCAACATGCTATGGAGAACAACATGGGCGAGAAGATATTAGAGGTATAAAACAAAATAAATTTTTTGAGCTTAAAAATAAAAGAAATAGCACTGAATATAAAAAATGGTTTTTAAAATATTACCCAAGAAACGTTTTTGATAAAAAGAAAAATAAAAAAATAAAAAATACGACTAAACAAACTAAAAAACAACTTAAAAAAAAACCTAAAAAAAAGAATAAAACTGTAAAAAAATAATAACATCATATTTATTTAAATATTAAATATGATAGTATTCTAATGAACTCGCCTAGCCGACCCTCTTGGGATGAATATTTCAAAGATATATTAACATGTACCAGAAAAAGATCTCCTTGTAGACGACTTCAAGTGAGCTGCGTATTAGTGAAAGACAACCGAATTATTTCACAAGGATACAATGGATATTTACCTGGATGTCCGCACAAACCTATTATAAAAGACAATCATGAAATAGGTACAATACATGCAGAACAAAATGCTATCATTGACTGTGCGAAACGCGGTGTTAGTTGTAATGAATGTACTGCTTATATTACGCACTATCCTTGTTTTAATTGTATGAAACAATTATGCGCTGCAGGAATTAAAGATATTAAATATATGTTTGATTATAATAATGACCCATTAGTAGGAGAATTAAGTGAATTAACCGGTGTATCAATTACTAACGTCTAACCCGCGCCAATGCAAATCTTGCATCTTTATACGTTGTTTTTACATTCTTATAAGATTGAGCTACATTATTTGCTATACTACTAGGCTTTTGTGCTTTTATTCGTAACATTTGTGTCCGGGTAGACGAATCATTTCCCTTAGACGCAACACTCACATTTTTTCTAAATTGATACCGATTTAATGAAAAATTTGACCCCTGTGGAACTGTTTTTGTTTTAAAAGGAGATGCATTTTTAGAATATAAAATTGCATTCTGACTTATACTTGCTCTAGATAATGATCCACTGCTAATATTCGTATTAGGGTAAATTAACACTTGTACCGTTCTAATTTTAACAGCAGTATGATTATTATCATCTGTTACGGTATATGTTATTTTATAATATCCTGGTTTAGATACATCAACACTGCCCTCAACAACTATATTGTCTGTAACGTCTTTATCCATTGCATCATATGCTGACGCACCTAATTCAATATACGGGGAATTTATTCGTAGGAACATAAATTGATTTCCAGTTAATGTAATAACTGGTGCTAATGTATCTTGTACGATAACCGTTCTTGTTACTGGAATAGCTTCATTGCTAGAATCATCTACAGATGTATATGTAACTGTATATGTACCAAGAACATTTATATTTACGAGATTATCTATTGACACAGAAACTGAACTACGATATTGGTCAAGTGATATAGCACCTTTATCTATATATGGTGTACCAGCTTCATGTGTTATATTCTCCTCTCCATTGATTGTAATTACCGGTTTTATAGTATCTATTACGTGAACTAAACGATTTACGGTTACTTCATTACCTGCAACATCTGTTATAGTATAATTAATTGTATAATTTCCCAAATTATCTACATTCATAGGATTATTCTTAGAGATATTTGTATTATAATTTATAGAATTTCCGAATACATCAAATGCACTAAAATATGTACCAGACGGAACCGGATTAGGAGGGGATGAATCATTTACATAATTATCTTCATATGATTTACCACATTCCCAATCTATTTCTGAATTATAATATATTACAGGATTACTCAAATAAGCTGTAAATTCATTTACAAGCAAAGACACACTGGAATTTCCTGCTGCATCAGTTACTGTTATAAATACGTCATCATACACCTTTGATGTATTATTTAAATTAAATACAATGGTATTATTTCCATGAATGGCTTGGTTGGACGATGTAAATGGTAATGAACTTGTTATCGTTCCTGCTTTACTAGAATTAAATACTAAACTAGGGGTATCATTTATACCCAATGGAGATGGAACGGCCTGAATTATTGATAATACCGGTGGGGTGGTATCTATTGTAAATGAAGACAACACAATATCTTTTTTATTGTTTGCACCATCTGTAACAGTAATTGTTACATTTTCATATAATCCTTCAGATAATGTATCAAATGTTATTTCATTTAATCCAGATATTGCCTGATGTGTTGTTATAAATGAAAGTGTGCTCGTAATTGTACCAATCTCATCACAAATAAGTTTAATACTTGGATTAACATTATTTGTTGGATTTGATACATTTGTATCAATTGTTAATACCGGTGAAGTAAGATCTATTCTAAACCTTGAGATAACTAATGGATTACTCTCATTACCAGCTAAATCTGTAACGGTTATTGTAACATTATCATATATACCTTCTACTAAAGTATCAAATATTATTGCATTATTACCATTTATAGCTTGACTTCCATTTTGCAATGGTATAGAACTACTAATTGTACCTGATTTATTTGATGAAAATATATAACTCGGTGTTTGATTTTTTGTAGGAGTTATAATAGGCGTTACTTCATTTAATATTGGAGGTACTGTATTTATTATAACACTACCTGTACCTATTGTATTAAAATTTAATAATTTATTGCCCGCGATATCTGTAGCATTTATATTTACCCCAACTAACCCATTTACATCATTACTATTTACTATATAAGAGAGCTTAAAACTACTACTAGGCGATGAACCTGAAATAATTACAGTATTTGTTACAGCACTTCCACCACTTGTAAAAGATACATTAGGTGTAATAATATCTTCATTTGTTTCTATATTAACCGTAACGGTATCTCCCGCTTTTGCTAGTTGCGTCATAGCATTATCACTCGCTATACTAATAACAGTTATTACTGGTGGAATTGTATCCACTATCACATTTTTATTTATAGTTGTATTTGTTACATTACCAACCAAATCTGTAATACTTATATTAGCTATTATTTCTCCATTTATATCAAGTTCATTTACTATATAAGTTACAATATAATTCCTATTAGATGTACTAGATATATTTGCTATATTTGATACATTTTGCCCCCCACTTTGAAAATATACTACGGGTGTTTGTATATCTTCGTCTGTTTCAAATGTAAATGTAATTGTATGACCTGCCTTAGCAAAATTTGCTATGGAATTATTACTAACCATATTAGATGATGTTATTGACGGAGAAATTGTATCTATTAACACATCATGAGATATATTTGTATTTGTAGTATTCCCAGCAACATCTGTTATAATTACACTTGCTTCTACTAGACCATTTGTATCATTACTATTTACTATATAAGACGCCGTGAAATTTTTTCCCGGTGAGGCACCGGTGATTATTATAGAATTTGTTATTGCATTTCCACCACTAGTAAAAGATATATTAGGTGTAATAATATTTTCATTTGTTTCTATATTAAAAGTAACTGTATCCTCCACTTTTGCTAATGTTTGTATTAAATTATTACTATACATGGTTGATTGATTAATCAATGGATTTGTAAGATCTATTGTAAATTCAGATACTTCCAAATTACTACTTACATTTCCAGTATCATCCGTTACCTGTATTGTTATATTATAAGTACCTTCATTTAATGTATTAAAAACAATGGTATTATTTCCAATAACAGCTGTCGCTGTGCTTGTAAATGGTACGGAACTAGTAATTGTTCCTGTGTCAGATGATATAAAAACATAACTAGGTGTACTATTATTTGTAAAAGCTGATACAGGTGTTAATTCTTGTAACACAGGTGGAGTATTATCAACAGTTATACTTCCAGTTATAATTGTAGTATTACCTAATAATATATTACCAGCTATATCTGTTGTATTTATATTTATTGTTATATTACCATTCAAATCGTTTTCATGCACTGTATATGTTGCAATATAACTTGTACCAGGTGATGTTCCCGTCACAGACGAAGGGTTTATAACTGCATTACCACTATTTAAAAATGACACGGTTGGAGTTAATACTGATTTACTTGTTGTAAAAGTTAAGGTAATCACATCTCCATTCTTTGCTAATGTTGCTGTACTATTATTACTTACTATATTAGAAGACACTACTGTTGGATTTGTAATATCAATTTCAAATTGGGGAATAGATAATGTACCAGTATTACCAAAATTATCTTCAATATTCATATTAATATTATACACTCCTTCAGATAAATTATTAAATGTTAAAGTATTATTACCAGCTTCAATCATTTCATAATTTGTTGTAGATTCAAACATTTCATTCCAAGATACGGATTGTGATAACGTCAATGTTCCAGCTTTGGTAGAATAATATACATAACTGGGTGATTGATTATTTGTTGGTGTATTTATACTAGATATATTCATTAAAACCGGGACTTCCGTATCTATTATAAACGTGTTTACTAATAATGTATTTTTATTACCTAACGTATCTGTAACACTAATTATTATATTATCATAAGTATCATCTGATAATGTATTAAATGTAATTGTATTTTCATATAAATTATTCGATACACTTACCCATCCAGAACTTGAAAATGCATAATCACAATCAATAGACCCAGTTTTAGTTGAAGAAAAAGTATAACTAGGGGTTACATCTCTAATATGATTACTTGGATTATTAGAACTATTTTCAATTAATGTTACTGCCTGCAAATCTGGTAACGCTGTATCTATAGTAAATGATATAGACAACGGGGAGCTAATATTATCAGATGCATCCGTGACATAAATATTTACATTATGCGACCCATCTGCCAATGTATCAAATGTTATTGTATTATTTCCAAATATAGCAATAGATGTGCTTGTAAAAGGAACCGAACAAGTAATAGTTCCAGCTTCATTCGTATAAAAAGTATGGCTAGGTGTTGGATTATTTGTTACACCAATAGTATTTACACTAGTTAATGTAGGTCCTGTAGTATCTGCAACCGTATTAGTTATCATTACATCTACCGTAAATTCAATCTCTAAAGGATTACTTACATTTCCCATTGCATCCGTTACATAAATATTTACATTATGTACTCCATTATCCAATGTATCAAATGTTATTGTATTATTTCCAAATATAGCAATAGATGTGCTTGTAAAAGGAACCGAACAAGTAATAGTTCCAGCTTCATTCGTATAAAAAGTATGGCTAGGTCTTGGATTATTTGTTACACCAATAGTATTTACACTTGTTAACGTTGGTGCTGTTGTATCACCCGAACCAGTATAATTTGTATTTACTAAAAATATAGACACCGGAAGAGGTACACTTTCATTTCCAGCTGCGTCAGTGACTTTAATTATTATATCACTATATGTGGTGTTATTTGTTAAATTATCAAATGTTATAGTGTTGTGTCCTGCATACGCAATTGTTGTAGTTGATGATGCGCTACCAGTATAAGTGATTGTACCTTGTTCTGTAGAAGAAAATGTATAACTAGGAGAAGTTTCGCTTGTAATACTTGCAACAGGAACTACTTCTGTTAATATTGGTCTTAATGTATCTATAGTAAATGTACTTACAGTTAATGGATAATATTCTACACCTTCTGTATCTGTTAACGTTATTGTAATGCCACTATATTCGCCATCAATTAAAGTATGGGAATTATTGAAAACAATCGTATTTTCTCCAACAGCTGCTGTTGTTATATTTGAATATGCCGGTCCATTCCATTCTATTGTACCAACCTTGGTGGAATAAAATACATAAATAGGTGTTACTATATTTGTTATAGTATCTACTGGGGTAGTTTCTTCTATAATATTTACTCTAAACGACGAAATATTTAATGTATCACTTACATTTCCTGCCGCATCTGTTACATTAATTGTAACATCATCATATAAACCAAGGGTTAATGTATCAAACGTTATCGTATTATTTCCAACTATTGCGTTAGGAATTGTAGTAAATGGGATAGAACATGTTATTGTTCCTGCTTCGTCGGAAGAAAAAACATAACTTGGTGTAGTAGAAACTATATGCCCTACTGGTGTAATCTCTGTTAAAATTGGTGATGTTCCATCATAGATCCAATTAAATTGTGTAGCCGCAGTATTATCATTTCCTACTGAGTCTGTAAATGCACCTCTCGCAACATCAATGGTACAAGCACCATCACTAGTCGGTGTAAAAGTTGCTGTATATACAGTTGAACTGGATTCATTAAAGTCACTTATTGTACCACCAGAAACAGAAATATCACTTGCTGCAAAATTAGTTGTAGCTTCACTAGAAGTAAACATTAAACTTAAAGTAGCGTCATTGGATGTGTCTCCATCGTTCACTTCAGTCGCAGTAATGGTCATGGTGGGTCCTGTAGAATCATAAGTCCAGTTAAATTGTGTAGCCGCAGTATTATCATTTCCTACTGAGTCTGTAAATGCACCTCTCGCAACATCAATGGTACAAGCACCATCACTAGTCGGTGTAAAAGTTGCTGTATATACAGTTGAACTGGATTCATTAAAGTCACTTATTGTACCACCAGAAACAGAAATATCACTTGCTGCAAAATTAGTTGTAGCTTCACTAGAAGTAAACATTAAACTTAAAGTAGCGTCATTGGATGTGTCTCCATCGTTCACTTCAGTCGCAGTAATGGTCATGGTAGGTACTGTCCCATCGCCAGCCATTATAGTATCCCTATAGAAAAAATTATCTCAAATATACATATATAATTATATATATATATAAATAAACTATGCAGAAAGCATAACAAATACAAAAATATCCTCTCAATATTTTTATTTAACTACTATATTATTTATACGCTTATAAACTTAAAATAAAAAATTTATTTTGACATAATCATAAGGTTTATTTCAAAATAACTACTACTCAGCGCAAATTTATATTTAAAAGGCCATCTTTATACTACTATAATCTATCGTTTTAATTGTACCATATAATGTTGCACCAAATATAATAGTAAATAAAACATTGCCTAAAAGTTTAATATTTCCATCCGATTTTATTAAAGTGGGGGCTATTTTTGTTAATAACTTAACAAATGATGATTTAAAAAATGGTAATTGACATGTTAAAAATAAAACAGACGCCAATACGGCAACTATTAATTCGTCTTCAATTTCTTTTGGTGGTTCTTGAAAACGCACTCTTTTTACTTCCCCTATTTTATCAGCCTCCTTTTTAGGTACATAATCATTACGTATTTGAGGATCATTACTTATGTTTGCTTGATTTTGCGGTATATCTCTTTGAGGAAGTTCCATAGTTGGATTCTTTTCATGTTGGTTGACTTCATTCATACATTGTGACATGACTTCATTATAATTCGGTGCATTCATCACTTCATTTTTAGGCATTTGTGTACTAATTGCCGGTAAATTATTCACAGATGTTTGTGGATTCATAGGTAAATCACTAATGTTAGTCGTTTCATACTCCATTTAATTATACTTAATACATTTTGAGTATAATTAATTACGCAAAATTCACTTTTTGTTTATTTTTATCACATTTTACTTGTTTTTCTGTAAACGTATAACATTTTTTATTATATTCATACACATTTTCACGCAGTTCTTCAAGTGGTGGTGATTCAAATACTAAACAACTTCTTGAATCGCAAGACTTTTTAAATATTGCAGATAAGCCTAAACCTAATATAATTGATAATAATATACGACCATTTTCTGAATTGATTAATTTCCTAAAGATACGCATATTATATTATTATATTATATTTACATTACAATTTATCTTTTAAATCTGATTTTTTTTGTATTGGTATTTTTTTAATTTTAGATTTATTTGTTGGACACTTAACTTCTTCTGCGTTAAACATATAACAATTGTCAGCAGCATCTACATACTGTGCATCATGACTGTCAGGTGTTGGATATACTACAATAACTTTCTTGGGAGCACCCATTACATATACATACAATAAACCTACTGCCAAACTAATGAGAAAAAATTTAATATTAATAAAACCTTTTGAAAATAATTTTTTTTTAAATATTTTAGCCATATACTATATATAATTATTTTTAATCTCCAATATTATAATTATCATCATCATCACCATCATCATTCTTACTTTCTAACGAAATTCTAGGAGACAAATCTAAAGGTTTTATATCTTTACTTATATCAATCAAATCTGGTAAATCTTCTACATCCACTTCTACTTCTTGAGGTTTTTCATCATCAGAAGCACCCAATATAACTTCAGAGTTTAATTCTTCATTTATATTTGGATTTATATCTACATATATATCCTTTAAATTTACCCACCCATGTAAATTAGTATCATTTTTACTATGTACATGCGCCTGGTCTTTTTCACCACCTACATGATGTTCTTCCATCTCATCTTCACTCCATGTTTTTACTTCTCGAACTTGAAAAGGATGGTCTACATAATCGTCGACAACTTTTGCATCACTTGCCATTATGTCTTTACCATATGTATAAAAGAATACTCGAGGTTTTGCTAAATATACATCCATTCCAATTGATAATTTGTCTTTATACATAGTGGCGTTACCCCAGGGAGGAAGTTGACCATTTCGATTAAATTTTATTTTGTCTCTGTTTTGATTGCGTTTTTTTTGTTCTTCATGTGTTTTTTCTATTTTATTTTTTAAATCTAAAGCTGATTTTTCTTTTTCTGTTTCATCTAATTCTTTACGCAATCGAGCTGCTTCTTGTTCGAGTTCATACGCTATTTGTTTTTTAGATACTTTATTAGAAGACTTATTTGTAAAACGTAAACGCGATGTCATATCATCAATCTCTTTTCTTATTGTTTTTGAGCGACTTTCTAATCTTTTTACGTCCTTTTGCTCTACATCATAATTATAATTATATTTATAATAATCTTCATATGCTTTTAAGAAAAAAAATATTTCTTTTGCTTGATTACGTGTTATATTTTTTGTTTTCATTAAATCTTTCATTAAAAATGTTCTAAACTCTCTATCATTCATTGTTTCTCGTTCTTTGTCATAATTTTTTTCAATCTGGTCAGGCCCTCTTTGTTTTAAGTTTTCAACATACATTTCTAATTCTTCGGGTGTCATATTTTCAATATACTGTTGTCTTATACTATTTGATAAATTATTTATATATAATTGTTTTTCATAAGGAGCATAATCTTCTGGTATTTTAACTGAGACTTCTTTTCCATAGTATTTACTATAAATATCATTATCTACCTTTACATCATCCCATCTTGTTTTTAATGTTTTAACATTTAAATCCGTTCTATGTTTGTTTAATTCTTCTAATTTCTCATCTATTTTTTCTTGTACTTCTGTAGTATCATTAAATTGTCTTTGTAAAGTAGAATATTCATACATTAATGTACCCAATTCTTCTGTTAATTTTGCCATTTTTTCATGCTCGTTATCCAACTCACTTTCAGTTAATTTTCGTTTTGTTTCACTTTTATTTTCTATTTTTGACATAATATCTTCTTCATCGACTTCAGTGCTATATTCTTTTGATTTAATAGAAAAAGGCTCTTTAATTAAATGATATATACTATCTTGATTTTCACCTTCTTCTTCTATTATTTCACGATACCCCTTTTCATATTGTAATTTAGATATTTCTTCAGTACTTGGCAAAATAAAGGATTTATATATTTCTATAGCTTCTTTTGTATATTGATCTTGTTGATTATTTATTTTTTCTTTAAAATCATTTATATATCCTTTTTCATCTTTTTCTACATTACCATATAGCTTATCTTTTTTGTCTTCAATACTTTGTTTATTCATATTTTCAATAGCATAAATTTCAGCAACAATTTTAGAATATTCTGTTAAATCTTCTTTTATCTCTTTTTTTAATAATTCAAATTCTGTCATACTATTTTCTTCATCTATATAATTAAATAAAACATCCAATTTTAATCTCATAATATCTATCTTATTCTTTTTGTCCAATTGTTTAAAGAAATCTGCAGAAGTCTCATACAAGTTGTGATATTCGTTGTCATATTCTATTATTTTATTACCATTTTCAGTAACACTGAGCTTTCTGTTTTCATTGGAAAATATTTTCTTTACTTTAATTTTTGCTAAAACATCCTTATATTTTTTATGTTTATCGCTTTTACTCAAACTCTTATCTTGTATGATTTTGTTTAATTTATTTTTTATAAATAATTCATAACTTTGTTTCAAATTATAATAATTTTCAAATTGTTTTTCGATTTCTTCCATATAAACAGTGCGTATTTTATTTTATAAAATTAGAACTGAATATCGAATCAGTAAATGGTAAATTTGTAATTAAATCGTTGTTTTCCTTCTTTCTTATCATTTCCATTTGTTTTAATTTAGTAAATATAAATACTTTATCTTTTTCTTTCTTTTCTGCTTTTTGTTCGGGGGTTAATTTACCTTTATATTTCATATATAATATGAAACCAATTAATGATACTAATCCAATAAACATTGAACAATTAAATACTATATTGGTATGATTATTTTTAACTTTATTACATGCTTGTAATGATTTATGAACTATATATTTAATACTGGGATCTACTAATTTAGGTTGTTTATTCATATTAAAACGGCGTATAATAATAAATAATATTATTCTTATTATTTATATGGAAGGAATGGAAAAAATAGATACAAAAAGTAACATATTTTACTTTTTTATAATTACATTAGCATATACAATTATAAGTCAAATATCATCTGGTAAAGGTTTTATATGGCTAATTATTTATTTACTAGTTGTACTTGCAGTGCAATACTATATTAATTTACAATTAAGTAAAGCTCTATGTGGAAGCGAACAACATGGTGATGTATTTACGAATACTTTTTTACCATGGCTTCTTATTTTATGTACAACTGCAATATTTATTCAAATATTTCCTGGTTGGCTAAGAGCTTTTTCAAATACATTAGGATATACTGCCGCTAAATTTGCAGGTGCTGACAAACTTTGTAAACAAATTTTCGTAGATAGTTCAAATGTTTCTGGAAATACAGATAGAAAAATTGTTGAAAATATAGAAAATATTTATAACAATCCGGGACAAATGATAAATGACATTGATTTAGATGAAACAGTGGAAGTAGAAAAAGTATTAAAAGATTCAGAGGGAAACCCTAAACGTAATGCTGATGGTAGTATACAAACAATAAAAAAAAACGTATGGGGATTTTGGATGAGAATGAAACACGCTAAATTAGTAAATAATGATATTCTAAATAATGAAAATATATCAGATGATTTTGAAGAAAAACTCAAAAAAATAGTAAAACTTAAAGACAATATTGCATCTTTTTTCTGGTATTTATTATCAGGGATTTTAGCTATTGTTGTTAGTGAAAACTTTATATTAGGTTCTACATGTTCGAAATCTATTGAAGATTTAGAAAGAGAACACGATGAATATTTAAAAAATAAAAATAATAACCAAAAACCTGATCAATCTGGTTCAAAAACAAGCGGAGTAGAAATTAGTTAAAGTGACTTGAAATTTATTCTAGGATAAGCTAAAAAATACATTACAAAAAAATAAACTGCTATTGCTAATACTATAGCCACTAACCATACTGGAAATATTGTATTACTCTTGTAACTCAATCCAAATAGTCGAATATGTCCGTGTTTATTATAAGCAAAACTAGGTTTGGCCATATTAAAAAAAGAAAACAAAACAATAAAAATAACAGCTGATACTAGTGGTATATTATTTTGAACTATACTTCTAATATTTAAATCCATATTATATATTATCTATAATAAAATAATATATAAACATACTAAAATCTTTCATCACCATCCATATTTTCTCCAAAATCGTCATCATTTGCAAACAATGACAAATCGTTTTCTTCTATCAAATTATCCATCGTATTTTCTTTAAAAAAATCATCCAACATTTGCTCCGTTCGTTCTGCATCATAAAAATCTTTATCATAACTAAATAATCCTTTTTCTAAACCAATACCCCACTTACCTATTTTATGTTTTTTCAAAATATTATCTACCGACCTTTCATCGGAAGTCAAATCTTTTAAGTAAGTAGTTTTCTTATCTTTTTCTGTTTCTCTGTCACGCAACACGTTTTTCATAACACTTTCATAATTTTTATTTAATACAGATTTATCATTCATAAACATTGTGATTAAATCTATTACAAATCTGATAATTTCTAAATTATCAGTGTTTGACATATAAATATCAATAATCTTCAAAAATAAATAATGATACAAATATTGTATAGTAATAGGATTCAATTTTAAATTCTCACTGGTAGAATGCGTACTATAATTTGGAATGTAACCTAAAAATGTATAAACATGTGATAATTTATCTAATATACTTTGTAAATGCTGTACTATTATTTCATTATCTAAATATTTACTGAAATGTTCATAATATTTTGCAACGAAACCTACTTTATCCCCTTTGTCTAATCTTGGATTAGCAATAATATCCATTTTATGATTTTCTGATAATCCCCAATAAACCGGGATTTTGAAAGAAGTAATGTCTACGTTATTCATTAACCACATTGGAATATGCCTCAATAATGTTGTAATTTGATTATACATAATACTTACTTCGTTTGATAATAACTGATTATCAAACATGGAATAGTTTTCGATAAATGATTTTAATTTATCCATTTCATTTTTCGTTATTAATCCACTGTCTAAAACGGTTTTTAGTATTTTCGTTTGTATAGATACATGTAGATCTTTTAAATCGTCATTGCATTTGATTAATGCGTTTTTTAATTCACCCTTTTCTTGATTATCTATTATATTACTCATATTTTCTATTAATTCATAATCTAATACGGATGTCTTATCATGTTCTGCTAATATATTTATAAGCTCAATAAATCTCTCCTTTTTATTTACTTGTGTTACCATTTTATTTTTGTATATGTTTTTCTTACCAAGTATTTTTAAAGCATTTAACAAATCTTCCTGATTAAAATTATGACCTTCGCTTTTTAAACGCTCTATTTTAATATCAAATATTTCTTCTGATGGATTATATTCATCAGACGGTTTTTTATCTATAAAAGATGTTAATTCTTCAGGTATTGGCAAATTATTATCTATATTACATAAACGTATAAAAGCTCTATAAATTATTTCTTCTGAAAATTCTATTGCCGGATATAAAATAGGAACACGCGTGTCTTCATTGTTAGTGAATGACATTGGTCTTTCAAGACCTTTAATCGCATTTAATTTTAAAATTAATCCATTAGACCGTTCTATTACTGTTTGTATTTGAGAATTTTTTTTAAAAAAATATAACATTGCAAGATAATCATTACTTGTACAACAAGCATTTTCTAAAAATGGTTCTTCCAAACTATTTTTCAATAACAAATCTTCTTTATTTATAACACTTTGTATTTCATTCTGAATAGACAAATTACTATGATATAATTTACCATATAATGAATTTATAGATTGCACCTGTTTCATATCTCCTTGTTTTATATATTTATCTAATTGTCTATGAAATGAATCTGGTAAGCTTTCATATGATTTAATTTTTAATTTATATAATAATGGAACAAAATCACTCCACGTTTGTATACTTGGAATTTCCAAATCATCTAATCCTTCGTTTAATAAATAATGCTGCTTGTCTTTTATTCTACGCATTATTTCCAAATCATTTAACATGAATTTATCCATAAATGTTTTAATAGAATTAGAAAGCTTAATTTCATTCATTTTACGTATAGAATTCCAAGGATCATATTGTGTTTTAATCTTACTAGCAATACAAGATATATATTGAATACATCCGGGACTATCTCCATATACTGGTGCGCCTTCTAATGATTTGACACAACCAGGAAATGTTTTTGATGTTTTCAATGATGGTGTACTTACTTGAATTGCAATTACCATTAATCCTAATGTGATAGATATGAGTGATTTATTGTACATTATTTCATAATTATCCGCTTTACTTTTTCCAACACTAATAATATAGTCATCTTTTGTACCTATAGATTTATCCAGTATTTCTATTGTATGTTTTACTATAAAATCCATCTCGTCTTTTAAAGAAATACCCATATATCCAGATACGGATAATACTATATTTTTGATTTTTTTATTTATATCAGCCTCTTTTCTTGTTTTCTCTACTTTATATTCATATTCTTCATCTATTACATCATGATATACGCTTTTAAAACCTCCTTCTGTATATTCATCTACATATTCTAATTCTATTTTCTTTATTACATATCCACTATTTTTATCTACGATTGAATTACCGTCATCACTTAATGTTCCAATTTCATCACAAATAAGCTGCAATGTTTCATTGTAATTATTATAAGTCAAAAAAGCATTTGATAATGTATATATAAATTTCGGTAATAGTTTTAATCCAGTATCAGCACAATACAACCAATTTTGATTTTCATCATTTATTGCACTACGTGTATAGTTAGTTACAAATAATTGTATATTTTCATAGTAAGATATTAAATTTGAATCGCTCAATATTTTATTTTTCATATCTTCAAACGGCGATTCTAATATTGTTGTATCGTCTAATAATTTAGCTATTAAAATCTTATTATTGTTATAATGTAAATATTTTCGTATTTTATACTGATTTAAAAAATTGAGATTATTCAAAGTATCAGATAAATGTTGTGTAGTCTCTTTTTTCTCAAATGTCTTTATTTTGCTAGCTTCACTCATAATTTCTTTAGCAACTTGCTTTTGATTTATTGCATTTTTCTCATAATATGATTTACATTCATTTTCAGACTGAATACAACTTTTATTTAAATTACATAATATATCTATATTTTCATCTTCCATCCATGTATTATTTTTACGAATGTAATATTTTGTAACTAATTGATTTTCTTCGAAAATTTTAGATACTGCATAATCTCCATCCATAATTAATTTTCGTCCTTTTAATATATTTTCAATATACTGTCTCACACTTACTTCATCTTCCCCGCCTATTTTTCGTTCTAATATAACTTTTTTTAAAAAAGTTTTAAATTCCTTTTCACTCATTTTAGATTGCTCGGCAGAAAATTCACTTCGCAAACTATAATCTGTATCATCATATTCTTTATCTACATATATATCTTTTCCATTATCGTTTTCTAATTCTGATTGTAAAGTATATTTTTTAGTTATATTTGGTAATTCGCACGACATTTTATGAAAATCATAATCCGCATCCACATATTTTGATAATGTATCAAAATTAATAGAAGTTCGCAAACTTGCATTTTGTTCTGATGCAAAATTATACAAATATGTTCCCATATCTACATTCATTTTATAAATTAACTCAGAATCACTGTAATATGGCATTGTATCATTTGATTTTAAAATTCCATATTGTGTTAATAAATCATTATATTCCTCTTCGGGAAATATAGGTTTTATATTACCCATTTCAGGTGGTTGTATTTTATATGGTCGTATTTTTTTTTGCATATCTACTACTTTTTTTTTATATTCCATAACTGATTTTTTTACCATATTTAATAATCTTTCACCAGTATTCCACTTGATTGAATCTATATCTATCTTATATAAATACAAATATTGAATAATGTCATATATATTCAAACTATTTATATTATAAATGTCTATGCAATCAACCAATTTATCTGTATCTAAAAATGCATCCATTGACTCTATTACATTTACACCTTTCAATATATTACAGTTACCCTTTATGATATTGTTCTCATTTATTTTATATCTTGGATAATATTCTTGTGCGCTTAAATATTTTTCATAAAAAAATCTTGCTTGTGATAAATCTACTTTTTTCATAATATTTGTAGAAGGTAAATACATTGAAAAATACCTTTGAACATTTTCTGGTAAAATCATATATCCCATAACACTAACACGTTCGTCTTGTAATATATTTTGCATAACGTATTGTTTATTGTTTAACTCGTTATTGGATATTACAGAACTTGTATAATTTCCCAAATTATCTATTAGCATTAGTTTTGATTTTGATTTAACAGTTGTTACATTTTCAGTTAGTTTTAAAAATTCATATGGTTTATAAAATTCACTAATTTGTTTATTATATGCGTTGAATATATTATCACTTTGTATAGTATTCATTTCATAAGACATATTATATGCATCTTCTTTCGACAATTGTTCTTCAGTTGTCAATATTTTTACATCCAATATTTCTTCATCTACTTTATCCAAGTCATACATTTTTTTTATATATTTTGTAATTGGTATAATCCACTTTAACATTTCGTCCATATCGTTTACATGCGATATTATAGGTTTTTCATTTACATCTTTCCATCCAACAACACTATGGTTTTCAAATTTAGAATATTGTTCTCGTAATTCAACATAACGGTTTATCATTTTTTGATTTTCTCTCATAACTTCATTTGTTCGTCTTTGTGTTCCGATTTTAGATAATAAGTTTTCAAATAAATCATTTGTTTGTTCTTCAATTAAATAACGGTATTCTTCTTCGGGAACATCCACTATTTCTATCATAGAATCTAACTTAATATCTAACTTTACTGAATCACCTTCTTTTAAAGCTTCACTTACAGATGTATCTAATTCGTGTGTTTGTACATCATCTTTTACTTCAATCGTTGGATTATCGCGTATTGTTATTTTTTGTATCATCAAATCAGGTGGTAAACCTTTATATCCAAAATCTATATACAATTTATCATCTTCGTCTACCTGACTAATTTCTATCATATCCTCTTCAACACTTGTAATTTCGCCTGTAATTAATAACGGAATAGAACCTCCAAATTCTATTGTAACCCATACACCTACATTTAAATTATTTTGAACTGCATAAGAAGGATTATCTTCTCTACTTAATATTTCAATACTATCAATTTCTCCATCTGTAATAACTCCGTCTACTATATTATATACAGTCTTATCTGGATCATCTTCATTGATTAATTCTAATTTTGTAGAACTAATATAGTTTACAAAAAAAATTTTTTGATTTATTTGAATTATATCTCCATATTGTATAAAATTTTTATTTTGTGACATTTCTTATATTAATCTAAGAAATTTAATATTCACTATTTATCTTTAAATTCATCCATTATTTTTTGAAAACATACTATGCATTGTTGTGTTTGCTCCACAATCATTTTAACAATTACTTCTTTTTCTAAATCTTCAGCACATGAAAACAACAAATGACTATTTTTTTGAAGAGGATGTTCCTTTTTAAAACTTATAAAAGTTAATTTTTTCTCATTTTCAAATAAATTTGAATACATCATATTTTCAATTACTTTTCCAAATGTATAATCCTCATTTTCTAATTCAATTTGATAACTAAAGGGTATTCTACAAAATCGCTCTTGAATTAATTCGGGATTTACTTCCAAACTCTGATAAAATTTTTTACATTTTTTTATAAGAATATCTGTTGAAACTTCTACTAATTTATAATTTGTATAAACACCTATTGTTTCAATTTTAAAATCAAAACTATTTGGAAGAAAATATCTTTGAGCATCTAAATTCATAAAATCCGTTTTTATTTTATTCTTTTCTAATGGAGATAATCGAGAGTCCAATTCTTTTTCACGCGCTGCCCATTGTGTTTCAATACTATCCATATCCGGAGTATTTTGAAATATACTTGTACTTACTACATTCCAGCAACTATTTTCCCCAGCAGTACCAACTGAAAATTCACTAGATAATTGAATCGCTTCACCGTTGTTATCATGTGAAGATAACGGTTTAAGTCTAACCAATTCTATATACCCTTGTGTAATAGGATCGCACGGAAATATTTTATCTCTTTCACTGTCAGGCAAATATTTATTTGTTACAATATCTTTTATTTTAAAATCTTTAGACGTAACTAATATAATTTCGTCTTTATCATTTTGAACATCTAATTCCATAACATACATATCCAAATTAAAGTCCAACGGATTATCAATATGTATAGGAATACAACTTAATCGGTGTTTAATAATTTCATTATTTAATTTAGTATTATTTCCAACAATAGTACATTTATTTTCATTATGTGGAAAAGTTCTAAAAACCACAACAGGTATATCTGATAAAATAGTTCTTCTTATAGCATTTGCAAAACTGACATTTACTCCACTTAGCGTAAATTGTAATAATCCTTTCTCCTGCACGACGTCTTGTATAATTGGTTCCATTTTATATATTCATAATAAATTATTATTAAATCAATTTATTAGTTAAATTAAATAAAATAAAACAACAATTAATGATATGAATTCCGCACTATATTATAGCAATTATTGTAATAGTTGTAAAAAAATGTTAGAAACTCTATCAAAATCTAATTTATCTAATATAAATTATATATGCATTGACAATAGACAAATTGAAAATAAAAACGGACAACAACTAACATATATTTTATTACAAAACGGTACAAAAACAGCTCTCCCAAATATTATTACTAAAGTACCTACATTGTTATTAGCAGAAAATAATCACATCTTAACTGGTAACCAAATATATCAACATTTACAACCTAAACAGCAAAATCAAGTGTCTACCACATTAATAGGGGAACCAGAACCATGTAGTTTACATTTAGAAACATTAAATAGTTTCGGAGTAGCTTCTGATAATTTTAGTTTCCTTGATCAAACCAGTGAAGATTTATTAGCAAAAGGTAATGGTGGTGCTAGACAATTATATAGTTATGCTACAATATATGACGATAAACATATTAACATACAAGAAGATACATATAAACCAAATAAAATAGGGGAAGTAAATTTAGATAAATTACAACAACAAAGAGATGCTGAAATAAAAATATATAAATAAATAATATAAATTAATACAATGGCTACAAATAAAAAAGAATTAAATTCATTATTTATAGAAAAATATTTCAATTATTTAACCTTTTTAAAAAGTCACATGGAAAATGATAGTGTATTTACATCTTTTATAACAAAAAACAAAGCTTTAAAAAAAGTGAACCCCAAAATCTTTATTAAAACATGGTATAAATATATTTGTGTTCCGTATTACACTTACATAATTAAAATGGATGAAAATTATTTTATGAATAATGACGATACAACTAATTACAATGAAATGGATTACATAACTAAAGAATGTAAAAAAATATACATCACATTATGCGATGATGAAAAAAAAAAATTATGGGAACATATTATTAATTTATCTAATTATGCTTGTTTATATTTTCAGTAAATATCCATTTAAATAAATTAGGTAATGTATGTATTATATGGATGAAAATATAAAAGAGGAATTTACTAAAATAGTAACAGATTTTATAAAAGATTTATCAAATACATTTCCAGAATATAAAAATAATTTAATCATTCATTTAGAAAAAGAAAATGGTGTTGTAGAATTATATGATTATTGTAAAACAGTATACCCTGAACGATTTTTTGATATTTTATATCAAAATGTTGAAATTTTTACAAATGATGAAATAAATACAAAGTTTTTTCCCGAAATAGATTTTAAAGATTTATGGAAATGTAATATTACTGATAGAACAAGAGAAACTATTTGGAAATATTTACAATTAATGCTATTTTGTGTAATTAAAAGTGTTGACGATGGTAATACATTTGGTGATACTGCAAAATTATTTGAAGCTATAAACAGTAACGATTTGCATGAAAAATTAGAAGAAACACTTAATGACATGCAGTCTATATTTGAAACAAACGAAGAAGAAGAAGGACAAGAAGAAGGACAAGGAGAAGAAGCAAATGATGAAACAAATCCACAGCAAGATACTTCAAATAGTGAAAAAGAAAGCGGACCAGATTTATCAAGCATAGATCCGGAAAAAATACAAGAACACATTTCAGGTTTATTAGATGGTAAAATAGGAAAATTAGCAAAAGAAATTGCCGAAGAAGCGGCAAAGGATATGAATATAGACGAAATGGAAAACCCTGACAACGTATTAAAAAATTTATTTAAAAATCCTTCTAAAATCATGGGTTTAGTTAAAAACATTGGTGGAAAATTAGATGAAAAAATGAAATCAGGTGATTTAAAAGAAAGTGAATTATTGGAAGAAGCATCTGAAATTGTAAATAAAATGAAAGACATGCCCGGATTAAAAGACATGATGCAGCAAATGGGAATGAATCCTGGTAGCGGAAAATTTGACTTTAGTGCTATGAAAAATCATATGCAAAACAATTTAAAAACGGCGAAAATGAAAGAAAGAATGAGACAAAAATTAAAAAATAAACAAGCACTCGTAGCAACTAATTTGCCATCTGAAATAAGCGCAACAGGTAACAATGAATATACATTTAGCACTGGTGAAGAGGTAATAGAAAAATCACATAAATCTGATGCACCTCAAAAAAAAGACGGTAAAAAAAAAAGGAAGAAAAAAAAGAAAAAAGATAAAATTAAATAGAATTTTAAATCCACGTATATTATATGCAATCTAATGAATTTTGGTTAAACAATCCTACTATTTTATTTAAGAAAAACAAAATTACACAATTATGGCCTAAAGAAAATATGAATTATAATGAAAAGCTAAATGCAATAAGCAGATTTGTAATATTATTAAGTGCGATAGGATATATGTGTTTAAAGAAACTAAATGTATTATTAATAGGTCTTATTACTTTAGGAATTATATGTTTTTTATCTTACAATAATGATAAAAATATTATTGAATTTGGAAAAGAAAATTTTGAAAATATTAAAAATATTAAAAATGATGTATTACCTACCGAAAATAATCCATTAATGAATGTAAATTTAAATGATTATAAAGAAAATCCTGAAAAACCACCTAGTGCATTAATAAGTGAACCCGGAATACCAAATAAAATAAATGAAGCAGCTAAAGAAAATATTTTAAATGCAAATCCATATAACTCGGATAAAAGTAAAATATTTAAAGACTTAAGTGATGAATTAGAATTTGAACAATCTATGAGAGCATATCATACAACAGCTAATACAACCATACCAAATGACCAAAAAGGTTTTACTGAATTTTGCTATGGTAATTTACCATCGGATAAAAATGTAAGTATTTATTAAAAAAAATATATTTAACAATATATAATGAACAACCAGAGTAATTATTTGTTCGAAAATCTATCACGTATAGGCGATGATCCTTCTACGAATTCTCAACAAAATTTATTAAACGTAAAGCATGCAAATTATAATTTAACTAATTTAAATGACATGTCGTGTTCTATGACATCCGCGATTGATACTGCTACAAAGCAACCGAATGTTTTTTTTACTGGATGTTCTGAGGTTGGACCAAACGGATGCCATGTTGATGTAAATAGTAATTTAAAGATTGGTTCAATACAAAATCACCCAAAATGTAGAATAATGCTTCATCCAAGACCGTTTATTACTGTACCATATTTAGGAAAAGGCAGCTGTAATGTAGATATAGAAAGTGATTTACATATGGGTGATGGCGGTCGTGTTAAAAAGAGTGCAAATCAAATGAGTGAAGTTTGTCTCTATAACCAGGAAACATATCCTATGTTGGATTCAAAAAAAAATAGTGTAACAGATACAAAACACATTATTGAAGCAGATGCAAGTTCTGCGTGGATTAGAGGTGGAATGCCCTCTCGCGAAGTCTTTAAAAATAAAAAATATAATAATTAATATATATGGCTTCCACGCGAAATAAAAACACCAGAAATGATTATATTTTAGAAAAACGTATGAATGAGCGCATGTTATCCTATAATCAATTTCAACATTCTGCTTCAGGTCAAGCCTATAGTGCAAATTTCATGTGTTTAGGAGGAAATCCACGATTACCCAGAGACGTAGTATCTCATAATCCTGTTGAAACGGAGAGTTATTTATTTGGTATTAATTCTACTAATTTGGAAGTAAATAAATTACCATTTGTTAGTCAGCCAAAAAATGTATGTTTCAAGTCTTTTTTTACACGTCAAGCAACTATTGTACCAGAACCATTGATAATAGATAAAAATCAAAGACCTAATTTTATGTCATAAAATTGAACTTAAATATATTTATATAAAGATACATAAAAGATGCCTACATTAAGTGAAATTCAAAACACCGTGCTACGATGCTTGAAAAACGGAAATATTGCCATGACAACCCCTGGTGATATTACAATAGGTATAATTCCTATGGATTACACAGCATGCGATGTTTTATCATGTATAGAACATCATGCACTTAATTGTAATGAAAATGAAATTATTATTGGAATATTTCACAATATAACAAAGGAATTACTATTTATTAAAGTCGGAGGAGTTGTTATAGACAAAAAAAAAATTCCTAAAAAAAAAATAAGTTATAGTATTACTTCTTGGTAAATCATAAATATTTGTTTATGATTTAACATTATTTTAAAAACATATTTTTAACACCTTTCATATAAACTTCTACTGGTTTTGAAGCACTTTTAGTAATACCTTTTGAAATTCCTAAACTTCTTGTAAGTAAAAATGCAAAAAAACCGGTTAAAAATAGAGATATTTCCATTATAAAATTTTTATTCCAATCCTTACATACAGGAGGCAAATCAGAAACAGTTAATTTACTTAATACAAAACCAACGATAGAACCAATAATTAAAATCACTAATCCACAAATGATTGCTTCTACAAACAAATTCATTATATATATAACCTAGGATTTTCTATAAATAGATTTAAATTACCTTGATATTTACAAATATTTCTATTTTTTAATATTTCAAATCTTGTAGGTGGATTTTCATAATGCCATGTATTTGCTAACTCCATGTCAATGACTTTTTCAAATATTATATTTTTATACTCTGGATAAGTTTTTATAAAATACATACATGCTCTTGCTATTTTGCCCTTATTATTTTTAATAGGTACAAACTCTCGTCTCATATTTGATTTCAAATAAATACATGATAAATCTTTATCATTGTGATCAAAATCTTTTAATTTATTGCCAAAAATATCTAAAAATGTAACATAATCATTTAAATCTAACGCATTTACAAATTTATAATTATCTCTATGATTATTTATCAAAGATGGTAACCATAATATATTATGCATATCTTTTGTATAATTACTATTATGAATAATAGATTTTGGTACAACGTGTTCTAATGTATATAATTGTCCTGGATGCCATAATTTATATAAATCACGTATGCACTTATTTGGTATATAATTTAAAGTGGATACTATATTCATAAATAATGTTATGAATATAAATATATATTTCCACATATATAATATTTTTATATTTTTTTAAAAATATAGTATATCGAAAAAAATTACCTACATCATGTAGGTAATATTTCATGTAGGCCTACATTATTTGTGTTTTAAAATAGAAAATACCTACATAATGTAGGTAGCCTAAATGTCCTGTTTTTTGCAAAAAAGTATTTGGGATTTCTGAAAATGGACAAAAAAAAAATGTCCATTTTCAAAAAATAATTTGGATTTGTTGTAAAAACGGGGAACTTTTGCCCTTTACATCATGTAGGTAAAAAAAAGGCAAAAAAATCAGTTATGTAGGCCTACATAAAATGACCAATTCTGATCGTTTTTTTTTAAAATGACTTAAATTTTACTCCTAATGCTACAAAAAGGAGTAAGGATTTGGGGAGTAAAAACTCCCGGCATCATATCAATCTAGTGATTTTCGTTTTTCTATTTTTTTTTGTTACTGAAAGTGAAAATGCTACTTTCAAAAAAAAAGTTTTTTGAATGTAAAATAAATGAGATGTTTTTCAGTAATATATTAGTGTATGTTTTATATTTTTTGTTATTGTTAGCATTTTGGAGTAAAAAGTGCCGTTACCATTTTGTTATCATTTTTAGTTTACTCCAAATGCTAATAAAATGCTACAAAAAGGAGTAATAAAAAACTGAATATAATATCAAATACATATATCGTAACAATATATGCATTAATATAATATTTTTATTACGACAATTGAAAATGCTACAAATAAAATAACATCGTAACAAAATATCGAAATTATATATATTATATATACCAATTACGGTAATAAACATTTATAATATAATATGGTAGCATTTGGAGTAAAAAAAGGAGTAATTATTAATATTGATATATTTAAAAAGTTTTTATTATAATATACTATGTCCCAAAATGCTAACGAAAAGGAGAAAAAAGAGGAAGGTATTTTAGAGTGTAAATTATGCAAAGCAATATTCGTAAGGAAAGCTAATTTAGAAAGACATTTAAATACACGCAAACATAAAATGCTACTAAATGCTACTCTTTTCGAGTGTGAATGTGGAAAAAAATATAAACATAATAGTAGTTATTTAAGACATTTAAAGAAATGTAATTCTCAACTATTAGATACACATAATATTAAGGACGTAGTTTTAAAAATGGCAGATAACAATGAAGAAATTAAGAATGTAGTATTAGAACAACAAAAAGTTATATTAGAACAACAAGAACAAATAAAAGGATTGAAACAAGGGGATACAAATATTTACAATAATAAATTTAACTTAAATGTATTTTTAAACGAAGAGTGTAAAGATGCTTTAAATTTAACAGAATTCATTGAACAAATTAATATATGTGGAAAGGATTTAATATATAGTGGAATGAATGGTACTGAAGAAGGATTAATCAATATATTTACAACAAATTTACAACAATTAGGAACATATAAACGTCCAATCCATTGTAGTGATGCTAAAAGAAAAACGTTATATGTTAAAGACAATGATGGATGGGAAAAGGATACAGAAAAAGAAAAATTTAAAAAATCATTAAACGATATTTATGTAAAGCAAATACAACAAATCAAAGTATGGGAGCAAGAAAATCCAGGATGGAAAGATAATCCAGATAAAAAAGACGAATATATTAAAATAGTAAACAGTATAATGACAGATTATGACAATTCAAAGGTAATGAATGAAGTTATTAGACAAACTTCTATTGATAAATAAAATATTAGAATATGTATATGGCTTTCACACGATTTAATTACGATGAAAGTAGAACGAAAAAGTTATTACAAGAGTGTACAGACCCTGGTAGATATATATTAAATGTACCTGGTCCCGGTTCATCATTAGATTATGTAAGTGACCCTCATATACGATTAACAAAATGGGGAGGAAATTTAAGGTCAAATACTACTCAATTAGAAAGCGATTTAAAAGGTTTAACAAGATCACTTACTAGAGACAATATTAAATTAAATCAATATCAGCATAAGGCGGCTTATACTTCCCCTCTATATGTTAGTACAAACCAAAATTTAACAACTGACCAATCAAGGACTTCTCATCCAGCTTGGACTTATAGAGGCCATCAAAGAGAAAGTTGGAGTTATTTACCATTAAATCCACAAGAACACGTGTGTATTCCATTTCAAAATAATTTAAGCACAAGAATATTAGAAAAAGATTTTTATACACCGGGATATTTATATAAAAAATGAATTATATATAATAATATTTTAATTATATATAATAATGGCTCAAATAGTATTACCTTTAGTTGTATTAGGAACAGCGTATTTAGTATCAAATACGAATGATAATGACATAACAGAAAATATGAGTACAATCACACAAACAACAGACGATTTAGCTGAAATAAAAAATCAAAAATTAGAAAATTTTAAAAAAAATAACCCTAGTTATAATATTCCGGGTCACCCACATCATACTCAATATAATAAATTATTATTGGCATATGAAAATATTCATAAAAAAAATTTAAACCCATCTTCTTTAGGAGTCCCAAAATATATAAATGTAAATGACAATAATGTAGAATATGCTGATAGTAATATAGAAAATGTATATCAAGATAAATATTTTAATCATGATAAAACACCACCGAATGCACCAGTTGGTGAATTTGTATCATTGACAGGAAATACGGTAAAGTCTAATACAATGTCACATAATAATATGACACCATATTTTAGTAGTAAATTAAGTGGCCCAAATGTAGACAATCATTCTGTCAATGAAAGTGTATTAGACAATTATTTAGGAAGTGGAACATATCAAACAGAAAAAACAGAAAGAGGTCCATTATTTTCACCTGAAAATAATATACAGAACGTATACGGTGTTCAAAATACAAATGATTTCTATCAATCTCGCATAGTACCCAGTCAAAGAGTAGCAAATGTAAAGCCTTGGCAAGAAGAACGTGTTGCCCCGGGATTAAATCAAGGATATACAACAAACGGTGAAGGGGGGTATAATTCTGGATTATCTGCAAGAGAGCAATGGGTACCCAAAGGGGTAGATGAATTGAGAACTGCAAATAATCGTAAAGAAAGTTTTACTTTAAACAATCATCAAGGTCCAGCATTAAATCCGGTAAAAGAATTAGGTATTATGGGTAAAATGGATAAGCATTCACCAGATACATATTATATAAATAATCCAAATCGCTGGTTTACAACAACTGGTGCGCATAAAGGAAAAACTATGAGATCTGTAGATGTAATACCAGAAGGAAATAGAAATAATACATCCGTAGAATATTATGGTGCACGAGGACGTGATGATGGACATGGTGGAGGTACAGGATATGTTCCACAAAAATACGAAGAATCAAATAAAATAACATTACCTGCAAATCCGTTTATCAATTTGACTGCAGAAGGAACAAGTGACCCATCCAAGAGAGATTATGGTAATAACAGTTATAAGCTATTAAAAAATAATAGAAGTGAAAATAACAATGGTATTTTTGGAAATGCATATGGTAGCAGTGGTGTATTAAAATCTATTGTAAATCCAATTATGAATACATTAAGACATACGAAAAAAGAAAATGTTGTAGGAAATGTTCGTGAAACAGGTAATTTTGGGTCCAGTGTAAGAGCACCTACTGTATATAATATTCAAAATCTACCAAGAACAAATCGTGAAATGATAGAGCATAAATTAGATTGCACACACTTAAATTACCAAGGACAAATAGAAAGCGGACCAGCTCCAGAAGGAGAATTTTCAGTAAATAATCAAAGGTCTTCTTTGAATTATGAAAGCATGGGAAATGTCGGCGGTGTTACAAATGTAGGACTTAAAACATATGATGCTGCTTATAAGCAAAGAAATAATAATAATAAGACACATGAAAATCATCCAAATATGGGAGGTATGAGTTTGTTTAACCCTTATGAAAACGTAAATTGTACTGCAAAGGAAGTACCTAATAATCGTGCAAATACTATGGACCATGCTATAAATGTTTCGCCAGATGCACAATTTATAGGTCAAACAAGTAAAATGCCACAACAATATGAAAATCGTAGCGATCAAATGACTGATGCAGATTTATTATCAGCATTTAAGAATAATCCTTATACTCAGCCCTTAAATAGTGTTGCTTAAGTTAATACCAGTTTTTTATTAATTGGTCTGCGAAATATGCTTTGAATATCTGTTTTTAAATATTTATATAATTTTCGATTCATAAATTGCATTAAGTAATCAGGTACATTTAACATACTTCCAATATATAAATTTTTATAGTTGTGTTGTAATAATATTTCACTATCTGATATATATTTTAAATACATATCCATAACACATTTTCCATTTCTAATTTTGGTAGTACATATAAATGGGTTAGTTTTGCATTGTATAAATGTAGTACCAATAGATTGGTCTGGATTGGTTATTTCAGTTAAATAATATTTCCAGATGTCTGAATGATCATCCGTATAATGACATACGCATGTATAAGTATTTTCTTTTATTTTTTGATAATCATTTAAAGTAATAGCATCTTTATTATATTCCATTTTACTATTCACAGTATTTACCGTATTATCATAAACGCCGACATTTTCAATGGATTCATTTACATGATTATGTTGTAATTTAATTTTTATAGGAGATAAAAAATAAAAAGCTACATCACATATATATGCTTCATTTTCATTGATTGGAATAACTAAAGCAACGTGTGATAAATCTAAAAAACGTGAATCTTGATACAATTTAGGTATAGATGCTGGTATTAAATAGCTTTTTATTTTATAGTTATCATTTAAGTATTTTTTTAAAAACATAGACATGGCTATGCAATTTCCACTATTCATAATCTTTAATGTTTGTATAGAATTATAATTATACAATAAGTAAGGTATTGTAGAAAATGAAATATTAGAATAACAAGATATCAATGCGCGTTTAATATTATCTATAGAAATATTTTGCGTTTTAAATTTAATTGTTTTAGTTTTTAAAGTATAATACATATAAATATAAGAATACATTTAATTTATGAAAAATTTTCATTCAAAAATATATAAAAAATTAGATTATTTTCACAAAAAAGAAGATATTCCTCATATATTATTTCATGGCGATTATGGCTCAGGAAAAAAAACAATTTTAATAGATTTTCTAAATAAGATATACAACAATAATATTACGCCTTCTTATGTAATGTATGTAAACTGTTCTAGATTTAAAGGTATAAAGTTTATTAGAGAAGATTTAAAATTTTTCGCAAAGTCTAAAATAGATACAAAAAATGGAACTCAATTTAAATCTATTGTACTGACTAATGCAAATAATTTGACTATAGACGCTCAATCAGCACTTAGAAGATGTATAGAATTATTCAGCGAAAGTACACGTTTCTTTATTATTGTAAATAATAAAAATGGTTTATTGAAGCCTATATTGTCTAGATTTTGTGAAATATATGTGGAAAATCCTATATTAAATAATAAATTAGTAAATTTGTATCAATATAATTTACAACAAACTTTCCCTTTTGAATCATTATATAAAACAAGAATGAATTATATAAAAAAAACGTTTTCAACTACAAAAGAAATGACACATTTACAATTATTTAATAGAGCTGAATTATTATATAAAAAAGGTTATAGTGCGTTAGATTTAATAAATTATTTATCAAACTCAATCGATTTATCGTTAGATAAATGCAAATTTATTTTTTTATTTAATAAATTTAGGTTAGAAATTAGAAACGAAGTTTTATTGATGTATATTATTTTACATTTTTTAAGTTATAATTTGGATTTAGAAAATATTCCGTTTATGTAAATGGATGATTATTCGATTGCAAGTTTAAATGAGAGCAAAAACGAATGGTGTATAAGATTAGTAAACATCCTGACATATCATATAATTGATGGATTTAAGTCAATATTTAGCGAAGCTTGGAAAATATGTAAAGATGACGATGAAATGGAAAAATATTTAATGACTTTTCAAAATTTATTATCGAAAATACCTGAATGGAATGAAACAATAATAGAGACAGAACGAAGTCGTATAATTGAAAAAAGTAATTGTAATTATATAGAAGATTTATTAACATGTGTCCATATCATTCAATTAAAAGCATTAACATGCGTGCGTGTGAGTAGTCAACAAAAAAAGATAGATTTAGAAATACCAAAATTGGATATTTTTATTCACAAAGTATATATAAGCATTGCTAGAAAGTTATATATTAATATTTATTTATTTGAAAGAAATATTCCACCATTAGAAATGCAAAAAAGAAATAGAGAGTTTGAATTAATAGTAAAAGAAAGTATAATGAATACAGTTAGAGACAATATACCCATTGACAATATTTTAAGAGCTTATATTGATGAAACGGAAGAATTAAATGTATCAGAGCAAGAAGAAATTGTAAAGGTTAATAATTTAGAAACGGATGAAGAAAAAGAAAAAGCAGAAAAACAAACACAAGAAGATGAGAAACGTAAAGAGGAACAAGAAGAATTAGATAGAAAAAAAGAAGAATTAGTAAAAAAAGAAGAAGAGCTTAAAAAGACTGAAGATTTAAAAAAAGAAGACCTTAAAATGAATGACAAACCTTCTATAATTATAAATAAAGATAATGTAAATACAGGAATAACTATAGAGAAAAAGGATACATTAAAAGAAGCAACAACACTGGATGACTCAGAAACAATAGATATACCAAATAAAATTTCTTTCAATCCGACTACCGAAGCAGTTAGTGTAGATGGAACAAAAGAAACAAAAGATTTAATAAATGATCCACCTATAAAACCTCCTACATTATATGATGATGAAGATGATGGTGATAAAATTAAAATAGGTGATTCTTTGAATTTAGATGATTTAATTAGTGAAGATTTATCGGATAAAAAAATGAATTTATCAAAACCATCATTAGATATAGAAGTATTAACGTAACTCGTTTAATTTATGTTGGTTTAGTATTAATATAAATTAAATGGAAGAAATGTTTTTAATTGCAGGAATTATTAGTGTTTTATTTTTAATTTTCAAATTAGTAGAAGAAAAGTTAAAAAAACAAAAAATAAATGGTAAGGAAATAATTAAGAACACGGTGGTTGTATTTGCAGCAAGTTTGGTAGGTATATATGCAAAAGAACAATTGAAACCTAAGGCATTGAAAACAGATGTATTTGTGGGAGAACCCACTTTTTAATCATTAAATATTTTTTCAGATTGCCAATAAGTATGATTCATTATTTTTAAATCATTCTTATAATTTGAATATTTAAATTTTACATTATTGTTAAAAAAATCTCCTTTTAATAGTGTAAAAGATATACTGTTTATTTTAAATATTCCAGGTAAAAATTTATAATCTTTTTTATAATTTAAAACAGATTTAATTGCTATATCTAATACCGGTGGACCACATAGATAGGGCAACATTTTTATATTGTCTATAAATGTTTCATTTATAACATTTTGAACTGCTATTTCCAAAGCTTTTTTAATAAAAGGATGTTCTTTTATATAAATTAGACCCCATTGATGAAAATCACCACGATATCCTATACCTGAAACAACTTCATCATTTGAATTTACAAATTTTTTTAATGAAAATAATGGTGTTGTATCAATATCAAAATAACATCCTCCGATATTATAAACAATTAATAATCTAAATAAATCAGCTTTTCCAGCACCAGGTTTAACTTTTAATAAAGCTTTTTTAAAATCATTTTTAGATATATTTAATTTATTAAAGTTACAATCATTTATGTATTTATAAATATCATTATCGTCAAAAAATAAATAATTGTATTCCGGATTTAACAAATGCCATTTATATACATTATCCCACATGGTAATAGGAACATCCCTAGTTTTAAAAGTTTGTATTATATTATAAGGAATTTTTTGATATCTTTGCAATTTTATATCCCCCTTTATGTTTTCAATACGTTTAGTATAATTCATATTATATATATATATATATAATATGAAATGTGCCGTAATAGGTTTAGTAAAGGGATATAATAATATGAATAGATATAATGAATTAATAAAACGAAACAATAAATTATATGAAAATTTTATAAAAAAATTTAATTATGATGTAATTATTGTACATGAAGGAAATATTAATAAAAAACATCAAGAATATATACAAAGTAAAAGTTATCCAAAAATAATATTTCTAAATATTTCTAATTTATGGAAAAAATTACAAGGTAACGGATATAAAAAAATGTGTCGTTTTTGGTCAAAAGAAATATATAATTATGTTAAAGAATATGAATATATTATGAGATTAGACGATGACGGTATTATAGACCAACCTATAGATTATGACATTTTTCAATTTATGAAAACGCATAATTATAGTTATGGTTATATAAGACGAAAAAAAGATCCACATGAACTTACTAAAAAGACGTTTGTTCCATTTTGTTTAAATTATTTTAAAAAAGATTTAAAACCTATGGAAAACTTTTACAATAATTTTTTTATAACTAAAACATCATTTTGGGAAAATAAGGATATTCAAACTTTTTTAAACGAAGTAATTAATCAAAATGGTATAGTTGAATATCGATGGGGTGATAGTAATATACAGGCAGTATGTATAAAAAATTGGTTACAAAAAAATCAAATTCTGTGTATTAAAAATATTAAATATATACATGGATCTCATAATTACAATAATTTCAATGATGTAAAACATGAATGGTAAAACGAATACGTTAATAATATTATATATAATTTATTATATATAATATATGTCAAATAATATATTTTATGTATGTAGTTATGGGGGTTGTGGCTCTACCATGTTATGTAATTATTTAAAACAATATGGACAATCTTTCCATATTCATTCAAGAAATCCTCCAGATAAATTAGAATATACTGGAACCGTTTGTGGTGGTAATGTTTATCGCGAACATTTTAATGGAATAAAAATACCAGATAACAAAATAAATCAGTATAAAGTTATTTTCATTTATAAAAATCCAATTAAAAGCATATATTCTATTTTTAGAAATCCAAATCATTTAAAACATATTGAGTTACCGCATATGATAAAGTTTGATAAAGTAATAGAAGAAGAAAAAGATTTGTATAGAATTAATGAATTTTATAATAATTATGTACATAAGAAAAATAAAAATTATAAAATTTATTGTATTAAATATGAAGATTTATTTGAAAATATGCATATATTACATAAAGTATTAGGTCTTCCTCCTATAAAAAATAAATTAATCAAAAAAGAAAAAATAAGAGAAGAACCCCATAAAGACATTTTAGAAATTATATATAAAGACTTATTAAATGAAATGAAACAAAATCAATTTATTATGGTGAAGTAGTTAAATATTGTTCCATTAAGCTATCAATATTTAATATTTGTTTTTTTGTTACTTTTTTTTTTGCAATACTATATTTTGCAAAGCATGGTCGTTTCAATTGATTTTCTGGTGTATGATTATGAACGGTTCGAGTTATCATTTTATATAATTTAAAATCAGGATATCGTTCATCACCATTTTGTTTATATAATATATTCCGTCCTTTATCATCGGTACACCAATCAATAATAGCTTCATATACTGCTATGACTTTCAGTGATTCTAATTGTTCAAAATTATCGTCTACAATAAAGTCAAACATTGCAGATGCTAATCGTGTTAAATCAAAACTATAATTTGGTTCAACTCTTGGTTTATTTTCATTAAAAAAGGGAGGAATATTATATTGTGTAGCAGCATCACCGTCTTTATTAAAACTATCACTACAATAAGTAACATTGTTATATTTATAAATAGCTCTACCAAAATCAATAATTTTAAATATTTTTCCAAATGTTGGTATGCGATAGTATTTCTTTTGATAGCAATAATAAATATAAGGTTTGTCTGTATTAATGTACATAATATTATTTGTATGTAAATCATTGTGTGTAAATGAAAATAATTTTTGATATGTTAGTAAAATCATAATTACCTGAAATAAACAAGATTCTAATCCTTCAATTGTTAATTCATCATTTACTAATAAATAATCTAAAGTGTTATCACATTTTTCAAGACATATAATATTTACAGGCATTTCTTGAATAATTGCATTTACTTCTTCGTCGGATTCTAAACTATTTTCATCATCACTCATATTTTCATCTAAATCATCATCAGAATTATCTTCTAATTCGTCGTCTAATTCATCTTCTAAATCGTCTTCTGAATCATCTAAAGTATTGGATGACCTCGACGAACACGAACTATTGGTTGAATTAGATTTAGAATGTTGAGAGCTATTTTTTTCATTTGATATAGTATCCAAAGTAATTGTAATTTCTTCAGCATTTATATTTGTATCGGCTTCTGTTTCACTATTTGATGTATTAAATAACTCATTTAATTTATTCATTTCATCTATATTAGACAATTCTAAAGGAATATCATTATTATCGATTTGTATTTTTTTCTTTTTTGTATTTGGTACTAAATCATTAATATCTACATTTTCCAATGTAAATGTATCATTTATATGATTAGTAAAATGCTTTGAATCTAATAAATAATCCAATTCATCACATATATCAATTTTGAAGTTTTGTTTTTTTGCTAAAAATGAACCATAAAATTGTATTCCATGAATAAATTTATTATTTTCATTTAAACAAGATGTTAAGTAAGAAAAAAAACCGTCGACATAAGCACTATTATGAATACGGTTTATTTTATCTTCAGAACATTCATTATTTATATTAGGTAGTGTTATATTATCTTCATTATCATATTTACCTAATAAATATTTAATTGGATCAATAATTGGACTATATTTTAAAAATACATCACGCTGAATTATATTTTTATGTTTATCTTTTAATTTACATGTATATGTGTTATATGTTTGTTGGTTCAATACATCTTGAATATTATAATATCCTTCTAAATGTCTATCTTTATTTTTATCTAATGATGAAAAAATAGAATTATAAATAGGTATAAAATGTTGACATTCATAAATAGAAGATTCACTAATTTCTTCAAAACTTTTAAATAGTTGATCATTTGAATTACAATTTTCGTACAAGTTCATAATAATACGTCTTTATATTTCTATTTAAACTAAAAATACGTAAATATAATTACATTATTTTCTAATTTGGGTATATGACATTAGATTTAAAAAGGTTTGATATGAGGAAGATTTCATTTAGACCAGATGAAAATAAAGGACCCGTTATAGTTTTAATTGGTAGGCGTGACACTGGTAAAAGTTATTTAGTAAGAGATCTATTGTATTATCACCAAGATATACCAATAGGAACCGTAATATCAGGAACTGAGGCGGGTAATGGATTTTATGCTCAACATGTTCCTAAATTATTTATTCATGAAGAATATAATACGGCAATTATAGAAAATATTTTAAAACGTCAAAAAGCAGTATTAAAGCAAGTAACTAAAGAAATCCAATCGTATAAGAGGTCATCAATAGATCCTAGAGCATTTGTTATTTTGGATGATTGTTTATTTGATAATTCTTGGACAAAAGATAAAATGATGCGATTATTATTTATGAATGGGCGTCATTGGAAAATTATGTTAGTCATTACAATGCAGTATCCTTTAGGTATACCTCCAAATTTAAGAACAAATATTGATTATGTATTTATTTTAAGGGAACCTTATATTGCAAATCGTAAAAGAATATATGAAAATTATGCGGGTATGTTTCCTACATTTGAATCTTTTTGCCAAGTTATGGATCAATGTACTGAAAATTTCGAATGTTTAGTAATAGACAATAATGTAAAATCTAATAAATTAAAAGACCAAATATTTTGGTACAAAGGCGACCATCATCCTAATTTTAAATTGGGTTCTAAAGAGTTTTGGGAAATATCGAAAGAAATACAATCAGATGACGAAGATGAAGCATATGACCCAGATTCAGTTAGAAAGAAAAATAGTGTAAAAATAAATGTAAAAAAATCAAAATGGTAAGAAAAAATTCTTACGATGTACATATAGTTTTTTTTTGTGATGTGGTAAAGTTGTTTTATTATTAATAACATGATTATGTTTTTTATTTCTTGGTTTACGGGTTTGTTCTTTTAATGACGTAAATAACATAAGTTTAGGATTATAAACAGGGGGAGGTGTTTCTGTATTATATTTTTTTAATTTTTTTACAGAGCTATGTATAGCTTTAGGTGTAAGGTCGTTTTCTATATTATTTATCACTATATTTTCATCGGTATTAATCTTTATGTTTGGTATAACGTTGGGATACAGTTCTATATTTTTAATTTCATTTAAAAAGTTTGAAAATATATTATTTGAACTTATATTTGTTTTATTCCAATGTAGATCAGGAAAGGGTAATAAATCTTTTTTTAAAAATGTACAAAGTTTATTATAACGGTCGTCATTTAAGTCATCTGTTTTAATGAAATGTATATTATCAAAAAAGGTCATGTTTTGAAATTGTTTAATCATGGCTTGTAACAATATTTTACTAGATGAAATTTGTTTTTTATTATTACATATATTTGAAATAGCATTTTGATAGCGCCCTTTTTTTATAGTACTTAAATAGGCATTTTTTATATTTCTATAACAATATACAATAGGTATATCGCTATTATGTATAGAAGTTGGATAATGTAATATTATTTTTTCAAAAGATATTGATTTGCAATTATATCCATTTTTTTCAAAATAGTGAATCATTTCTTGTCCACCACTTTCATACATTGAAATAACTAATAAGTTAAATTTTTCTTTTAATATTGTATTTTTAAATTTGCTATAAGCTAGCAGAGGTTTATATGAATTATTTATTTTTCTTATTTGTACTGATAATATATGTGCAATATCAGATGATGATTTATATAAAATTATTTCAGATGAATCGCTTGTATTTTTATTTTCTAACGAAATAAATGTTATTTTATTTTTTTCATTCATGTTTTTCCAAGAATCTATATCTTTTTTATATATAAAACAAATGCATGATGATGATAAATTGCTTGGTGTTATATCTACATGAAATTCTTTAAAAAATATAGAAAATAGTATATTATTTATATATTCAAACATAGCTGTGTTTTCATATATAAAAAATAAAATATTATGTTGATTTATTTGCTTGCCACCATGAATATTATAAAATGTATTTGTTTCATTTGAATATTTATTTTCAATCATATGGTATGCAGCAGTCATATTTAATATACGCTGTATAGCTTTATTTAACATGGTAGTCTTATCTATATTAAATAATTCACTCGGAAGAAATGGTTGCAATGTATTATAAACATATTCTACAATATTTTGTAAATCATTTGTTTCACTAATAATAAGAGAAGGGGTTTTAAATATAATTACATTTTCCATGGAATAATATTTTTTTAAATAAGGACGAACATTTTCACAACCAATAAAATATAAATTATAACTATTTCCATAAGTAATATTTAATTTTTCAATATTTGTATCGTGTGTTTTGATAATTAATTTATGTGCTATCCATTTTTCTATATCCGTGTATATGGGTTCATCATTATAAATCAATCCATGTATTATATTAATTAAAAAATTACTTTTAGTATTTGTAAATGCTGTTACAATTATCTTTATCATATATGTATAATAAAGATAATATTATGTAGAATTTATTTCTATATTAGAAAATTTTTTTTTTACAAATTTAGTAACAATTGGTTCAATTATAAATAATAATAAAAAACAAAATACAAATATAACCAAGTTCAAATAATATTTAGTGACAAAATTAATATACGATTCTGTCAATTTATTAACATATATCGTTTCCAAAAAAAAACGAATTATATTCCATACAACTACAATAAATAAACTATACAATGAATATCTAACTAACTTGTTCATATATTGATTAAGTTATTTTATTTAATTTAGAAAAATCACATTTTTCTCCTAAAACATTTTCTGATTTAAAATCATATGTACAAGAGTGTGTTTCAGGGAATTTATGTTTCATACATGTATGAATACCACATTTACAATTAAATAAGATTAAGCTTTTTTTATTACAAAAATCACATCTTTTTTTTTTATTAGATTTTGTGTTAGATGGTTTTGTTTCTGAAGTCGTATTAGTTTGCGCATTATCATTTGTTGTAATATTGGATATTTTAGACGTTTCGTTTTTTTTCTCATCATCTATTTTTTTTTTCATATTTAAATAATTTAAAATATCACTCGACCCTCCTGTTACATTTAATATATTTAGTGTAGGTAAAATAATGGACGCTTTCTTGTTTAATGTATTTTCTTTAGATGGGTGCGTTTCACTTATTACATCTGTAGAAATATTTAAATAATAATTATTTCCATAAATATCGGTAAGTACTACCCATCCTGCAGGAGTTGTCTGCAAACCAGTATTTGATATGTTTTCCGCCATAGTATTTATATTGTAAATAAATATTTAAAATAATTCAATTATTTTAAATAATTATATAAGTATATTTATATAATGAGTTTTCCAATACCCGATTTCTCATACTTAAAAACTTTTACACCGATAAAGCGGTCAGACTATGATAAAATGTCACCATATAAGAGACGCGTATATAGAATGCAATACGCTTACAGTAAGTTAACGCCATATAAAAGACGCAAATTCACTGAATTTAATAAAAAAGCAGCTGAATATTATGCTTTAGATAATCGACCTAGATTCGACGATCCGCGAAGTAAATTTAAAAGACATTGGGGTACGGTTTTATTAGGTAATCCAAAAGATATTAAACCAACTTTTATTCCTGAATAAATCATTCCGTTTGTGCATTATTATGCTTTTCCATAAGTGCGGCTAGTCCATGGTCGCTATTTTTATCAAGTACAATGTTTTCTCCTTCGAACAATTCTTTACGAATTTCTTCGGCGGACGCATTTGCTCCTAATACCTTATCTTCTTGTGTATTCATATTTTTAATATTAATAAGTTCTCCTTTATCATTAATCGTTTGAGTAATGGTTGATTTTGATTCTTTCGCTTTTTGCATATTTTCTTCAATTGCTGCCATTTTACTTTCTTTTACTCGTTCATCAAATTTAATCTTTGCCTTGGCTTCATTTTTATTTTTTTCGTGCATAAGTTCATTTAGTTCTTTTTCTAAATGTTCTACGCGACCAGTTTTATATGCATCTGGATGAAATGGCATCCATACTCCAACTGGTCCAACGTATACATCATGGTTTGGATCAGCCTGTCTTAACATTTTACAACGCAATTCGGCTTCTTCTAACGTAGGAAAAACCCCTCGAGCTTTAATACCTCGAACTGAGGTTTGAAAGTTATTTTCTTTTAAAAATTTTTGAGTAAATGTGTCTTCGTGTTGATCTAAAAAGTTTTTATAATCATCGCTCGCATCAAAACATAGTTTTTCTTTTTCATCTTCGGTAAATTCTTCCATATCTTTCATTAGTTCTTCCGTATTTAATTCATATTTAAAACTTATAAAATTTACAAATTGTTTAAATTTAGACATAGATTTAGTAAAATCATAATTTTGAACAAATTTTTCAAATAAATACATTTCTTTTTGTTTTAATATATTTTCAGGTGATAAAAACGATAAACAAATAAATTTTTGTTCAGCAATTGGTTTATCTTCATCTAACAAATCAACACTAGCTACTTGTTTAGCCATTATATACAATATTATTAAAAATTCTTTATATGGTAAATTTTTTTCTTTACAATTATTATAATGATGAATTTAGACGTTCAGGAAATTGTAAAGCGTATTATCAAATATCTCGTGGAAGGTTTAATGGTAGCAATTGCTGCATTTGCTATTCCAAAAGTATCTCTTAAATTAGACGAAATTGGTTTAATTGCATTGACGGCTGCGGCAACTTTCAGTATTTTAGATACATACGTACCAAGTTTAGCTGTATCTGCAAGAACTGGTGCAGGATTTGGTATTGGAGCAAATTTAGTAGGTTTCCCAGGTGGACTTTAAATATTTAAAATAATTTATTAACACTATTAAGATAATAAATTATTTATATATTCTATTCATTATACGGTTTGTATAAATTCCCATCCCAAGTCATTGCATATTTTTTTCCAGATTTCATCTTGTTCTATTTTTTTTTCGCGGTCTTTTAACATTGGAAAATAAGGTAAAAATTCTTTCTGGTCTAAAAGTTCGCACAATTTATACACTGTATAATAATAATTTAAAAAATTAACTCTTTCTCTAGGACAGTATTTTGCATAAGGGGCTTGAACATCCATAAATAAGTTACATAAGGTTTCTTCTAAACTTGGTGTCATCACTGGGGGTTTAATACCTAATTTATCTTTTATAAAGGGTATATGTTCATAATATTTGTTATATCCTAATTTTTTTAAAATGTCTTTTGTTTTTTTATTAGTCATTTGAGAAATATCAATGCGCTCTTTTTTAATTTGTTGTTTCATATGTTCTATAATATCGTCAGGGATATCAGTAGTTTCTTTCGCTTGAAACTGAGCTAATATTTCTCTAAAATGATTAATTCTTTTATATGCATAGAAACACACTTCTTTAGGGGGTTCTTTATAAGATGGTTTTTCATTGTCTACTAAAAATTTATAATTTTTACTACAATGATTACATACCAAAATACCTTCATGATTGACAGGTATTAATTCACCTTTATTACATTCTTTACATATGTCTACATCAGTAATATAATTATTCATATCAAAGTGTTTAGAATTAATATTTTTGAAGTATTTATCAATAACATTATTTGTTTTTTTAACATCTTTATCTTCTTCTTGGGTGTTAAAAAAATTTGACAATGTTTTTTTATTATTATTTTTGTTGATTTCTTGTTTATTTTCGAAATATTCAAATAAATATTTTGAGTTATTTAAGAAATATTCTTTTTTTTGTTTCTTTAATTTAGATATTTTTTTATTGTGGGCTTTTATTTTGTCTATAATTGTAAGTCTTTCGTCAATGTTAGAAGATTCTTCTATTTTTTTTTTTAATACAATTAATTCAGATTCTAATTTAGGTATTATTACATTTTCATTTTTTTCAAATTGTGCAACTTTTTCGTTATGAATAGAATCAACAGTAATATCCCGTCGTTTCTTATTTTGACTCTTTGTCATTATAATTAATAATTAATATTTGTTTAATAGTTAAATTTTACTATTTGTTTTCTTTTTTATAATTATGGATATTTCTATAAATAATAATAAAAAAATAAAATTAGACAGTATATTGGTACAAAAGATGGCCTTTATATTTAATTCATTAGAAGATGGATGGACAATACGTAAAAATAAGGACTCGTATATATTTACTAAGCCTCATAATAAGTCTAAAGAAATATTGATGGATTCTTATTTAAAAAAATTTCTGGAATCAAATTTTAATATTGATAATTTAATAAATTAAAATTCAAAAATTTTTTTTCTTTAGGCATATTATAATATGGGAGGTGGACTTATGCAACTCGTAGCTTATGGCGCTCAAGATGTTTATCTTACTGGTAATCCACAAATTACTTTCTGGAAAGTTACTTACCGTCGTCACACAAATTTCGCAATGGAATCAATTGAACAAACATTCAACGGACAGGCAGATTTCGGCCGTCGTGTAACATGCACCATCAGTCGCAATGGTGACCTTGCTTACCGCACATACTTACAGGTAACTCTTCCTGAAATTGGACAAGATCTTAACACTTCGGGTGATGTTTTCGCTAGATGGTTAGACTACCCTGGACATCAGCTTATTCAGCAAGTAGAAGTTGAAATCGGAGGTCAGCGCATTGACCGTCAATATGGTGACTGGATGCACATCTGGGATCAGCTCACCATGCCTGGAGACCAAGAAGCTGGTCTTGCCAGTATGCTCGGTAACACCACTCAGCTTACATTTGTAACTGACCCTGCATTCGCTGATGTTGATGGTCCTTGTGACTCGGATGCTCCTCGCCAGGTATGTGCTCCTCGCAACGCTCTTCCTGAAACCACTCTTTACGTACCTCTTCAATTCTGGTTCAACCGCAACCCTGGTCTTGCTCTTCCTCTTATTGCTCTTCAATACCACGAAGTCAAGATTAACCTCGACCTTCGCGCGCTTGACGAGTGCCTCTGGGCTGTATCCAAGCTCGGTGGTGGTTCGGGAAGCGAAAAGGTTTCCAACGCTTACGCTCAATCTCTTGTAGCGGCTTCACTTTACGTAGACTACATCTACCTTGATACCGATGAGCGCCGTCGTATGGCCCAAAACCCTCATGAATACCTCATTGAGCAGCTTCAATTCACTGGTGATGAATCCGTTGGTTCGTCGTCGAACAAGATCAAGCTCAACTTCAACCACCCTGTCAAGGAGCTCATCTGGGTTGTACAGCCTGATGCTAACGTTGACTACTGTGCTTCGCTCGAATCGGGTGAAACTCTTTACAAGGCTCTTGGTGCTCAGCCATTCAACTACACTGATGCTATTGATGCTCTTCCTAACTCCATCATGGCGTTCGGTGGTCCTCAAGCGGTTGCTGAAAATGCGACTGCTTTCATTAACAACGATCTTTTCCAGGCTCCTGGTGCGGTTGATGTTACCAGTGCTAGCCACAGTAGCGAAACAAACTGGTTCACTGCTCAAACTCCTGATAGCGGCGACGACCGCCACTACGGTGCTAACCCTAACCACGGCGACCCATGGGGTTCCAGTGTATCGGATGCTGGTACTTTCGTACTTGCGGAAACTTCGCTCAACATGCACTGCTGGGGAGAAAACCCAGTTGTTACCGCTAAGTTACAGCTTAACGGCCAAGACCGATTCAGTGAGCGTGAAGGATCGTACTTCGATGTTGTTCAACCATGGCAGCACCACACCCGTACCCCAGATTCGGGTATCAACCTTTACTCCTTTGCTCTTCGCCCTGAAGAACATCAACCAAGTGGTACATGCAACATGAGTCGTATTGACAACGCTACCCTCCAGCTCGTTCTCTCGAACGCAACTGTTGAATCAACCAACACCGCCAAGGTCCGTGTATACGCTGTTAACTACAACGTACTCCGCATCATGAGTGGTATGGGTGGTCTTGCATACTCCAACTAAGCATAATATAAAATATAACATATAATATGCTGCATTTCAAGTGAATATTATAATTTCGTGATTAGAAATTATAATATATTACGACCCCGGTACCAGTACCGGTAATTTATATTCACCATTAATGTCCACAAACATAAATTCCTTTCCTTTGGTGAATGCCTTACTATCGTTTGTTCTTATTTTAAGTTTCATTTCTTCTGGTTTACCGGGCTTATCATTCCATTCAATTGTGACTTTATTATCTGACGTGACAGATTTTATTTTACCAAGCTTCGCTTCTTTTCTTCCGAACATACTATTCTGCATATTATATACTTTCACATATTTATCAATGATATTATTATTAATATTGCCGATGTCGAATAAACTAGACGATTCTAATTTGTGCATTTCATCTACAAGGTCGTTTAATTTTTTACAATTTGTTTTTTCATCACTTTTTTTACTTTTCCAATTTACTATACTTATTTTTTTAATTTCCTTCATTAAAGATTCTAGCAATAATTTAGTCCCCTTATCATCACCTGGTGTCTGCTGCGTAGCCCCCCCTAAATATTTTTTACTTCTTCTTCTATTATTTTTAGTTTGGTTTTTTTTATGTTTTTTAACACGATGAGTGCTATTCTTTTTTTTATATGTTTTTTTAAAATGTTTTTTAAATTTACTATGTCTATATTTTCTTTTCACTTTTAATTTCATTATATAATTCCTAAAGAAAAAATTATATAAAAATTGATTATTTTTTACGTGACTTACGTTTTTTTAACTTTCTTTTATTGCGTTTTGTTTTACGACTGCGCCTTCTAGTGCGTTTTGATTTAGATTTTTTTCGCTTACCACCACCGCCTAAAGAAGTTTCGGCGCGGTTGCGCTCTAATATATTATCTATATCGTTAATTTTGTTTGGATCAGTGGTTGCATATACGTCAAGTGCTCTCTTCGCCATGTCCCGGCAATTACTGTCAATTCCCTCCGTCGATGATGAGTTATCTTCTGGGAGCAGATTTTGCTGGCCGTTTCCTTCGTCAGGGTTGGCGGCGGAGGCATCCCAGTCGTTGTTATTTATTTTTGGTGGATTCTTATTTCTTCGTGCTTGCATCTCAGAATCTCCCCATTCTTCTTGGCTCCATTCGTTAGGCTCTTCTGCCTCGTTTTTCTGGTCACCATTTTTACGTTGGTTAGACCCCCACCCAAGCTGCTCTCGCTTCGCTTGCCGCCACTCCTTCCACGATTGTTTGGATTTGTTTCCGGTTTCAGTCACATTTGAATTCGCATTGAGGTCAGACCCCTGAGGCTCTTCTGCATCGTTTTCGCTGGTATTTTCGTTACCATTCTTACCAGTCCGCTCTATATCACCGGTCACCTCACCAGGCCGGGTTTTATTTCGTTTCCAAAACGTGCTCTTGCCAGTACTGTTATATATCTTACTCAACATCGATGTGTTTGTGGGTTTTTTACCGGGATTATTATCCAGGTCCGCCGCATTGAGGTTAGACTCATTGGAGGAGTCGGACGATTGGTTATCCTCCCCCTCCATCAGGTTCCACGACGGTTTATCCGGATTAAATTTTTCGGGGTTTTGTTCATTTGGTTGTTCTTCCTTATTGGGTTTACGACGATTCCACATGCTCCGCATGCCCCCTGTAAACTTTTTAGTATTTCTTCGATTTCTTCGATTTCTTCGATTTCTTCGATTTCTTCTAGTCTTCATTTATAATATAAGCAAAGAAAATAATTAGCTCAGGTTCACAATTTTATTTACTTTATCTACTAAAGTTTTTAAATTATCAAAAAAAGGATATTCTTCTAAACGATTATTACTAATATCATCTATTTTTTTATGAATTCCATTAATTTCATATCTGAATTTTCTAAATTCATAAATACCCCAACAAATAGGAAGTAAAAACACGTAATTTTGAACATTAGATAAATTATGCAATTCTAACATATATAAATAGCAAAATACTATTTATATATTTAATATTAATATTTAACGACGACGGCTACCGCGACGACGGCGTGTTTTAGGCATACTTCTTTTAGTACGTTTAGTCATCTTACTACGTCTAGTTCTTCTACGTCTTCTTTTACCACCGTTTTGATTGAAAAATGCTTTAACCTCATTTAAAAGATCCATTATATAATAACTTACGAAAAAAAATTTAATGTATATATATATGCCGCCTATTTATGAAAAAGAGCCTAAAACAGATGAAATAGAATTATATGAAAAATATACCATTATGGAAAAGTTATTTAAATACGCACTAATTCATTTTGAAAAGCCTTGGCTTTCATTTTTTAGGTTAAATGATCAAAAATATGATAATTTTCAATATACATTTACATCTAAACTTCCAGTATATGATTTAAAAGCTTATAAATTAAATAAAGACCATCGTTTTGTTTATGATAAATTATGGGTTGCTAAATCACAGAACATGCAATGCGGTGATTTACAAGATATAAACATTGATAAAATAGAATTTCCAATATTTATTAAACCAAAACATGGTCATAAAACGGCCACTTCTAAACACTGCCATAAAATAAAAAAGCCAGATGAATTAAAAAAATTCAAACATTTAAAAGACATGATGTGGTCTGAATTTATACCAAATACAGAGGGAATGACGGATTTCGTATTTTATAAAGGAAACATGGTTCATCAGGTAACTTATAAATATTCTGATAAACAAAATGGATTTACAGATGATTATAAATATATAGACCCAAATACCAAGCCACCCAGTAAAATAAGTGATTGGGTGAATCGTTATTTTAAATCCTATAATGGTGTAGTGAATGCTCAATATCGCGGAGACAAAATAATAGAAGTTGGACTACGATTAGCTCGCGGAGGCAATTATCTTTTAGCAACAAATAATCGTGATTTAATAGTAAATATTAATCAATTATATAATATTGGACAATGGGATTATAATCGTAAATTAAATTTTGACCCCTATTATAGTTTCAAATGTTTTTCAAAACTACCTATATTATATATATTACCGCAATATATAACAAATAAAATATTTAAAAACGTAACCTTTCATGATTATTATTTTGAACCTGCTGGTAAGGATGGAGATGTATTTTATCAATTTAATTGTAAAGATTACGAAAAAGGTATGAAAATGAAAAAAAAATTTGAAATATTAAATACTCAATTACAAAGTTTTTTTATATTGTTAGGTTTATTTATCATTATATCATTTATTATTTACAGACCATTAGGATTATTATTATTATTGATATTTATATTATTGTACATGACTCGCTTTCTAAACCCGGTGCATACAACAATATCATGGATGCGCGTATTAATATCTAAATATGATTAGTTATATTTTATATATGAATGATTTGCCATATGATATTGTAAAATATATATATGATTTTACAGATATAGATTTATATTACAAAAAGATTTATGACAAAATAATGTTTGATTATGTTAAACGTCCTTGGATGGAATTTAGGGAATATTTTATAGAACAATTTAAAGAACATAAAACCGGTAAACTTGTAGTTTCTTTTTATATTTTTGATGAAAATCCAGATTTTGAAAATAAGCGTACAATAGTATCTAATCCAATATGGCGACCGGCATATGTAAATATAACATTGTTAGGTAATAGTTGGAATGATGGTTTTCCCGCACATTCAAGTGTACGTGTATTAAAATATAAAAATTACGATGATTATGAATTGATTTATCCTTGGAATTCTTATTGGAAACCTATATAATGAAAATAATACATATATATAATATATGTATCGTACATTTCTAAAATCAAATAAATCATCCATAATCAATATTACAGAAAGTGCTTGGAATAAACTTAATTCTATTCAATCAAATAGTTATTTCATGTTTTATGCTGAAGGTGGTGGGTGTAACGGTTTTAATTATAGATTGTCTCTAATAAATACCTCGAGAGGTGAAAATTTATTAAAAAAAAAAATTCCACCAAATGTAATAACAAACAGTGACGTAAATGTTATCATAGATCCGATGTGTGAAATATATTTGATTGGTACAACCATAGATTACCAATTTGAAGATGTGAAAAAAGGTATATATGATAGTAAATTTATTTTTACACCAGATAAAAAGATAGCAACATCTTGTGGATGCGGCGTATCTTTTTCTCCAAAATAATTATATATATATATTAATGCCAATGCATCGTTCTATTATAAGAAGACGAAGAACACAAAGAAGAGAAACTAATGATCGTAGTTTATATTATGTGTCATTTATAGTAGGTTATTTATTGTTAAATTTAATGTTTCATAAATATTGGTTAATAATTGTCACTATAAATGGAATAACTTTTTGTTTTATATCAGGAATATGTGTTATTGTTTGTTTTTATAGTGAAAATGAAAATGTAGGAAATAATCAAATAGTAGAAGCAGAAATAATAGAATATGGGTTTAATGATGATTTTAATTATGATGATATAATTGTTGCAGTACCTATTAACGAATAAAACATATTAAACAAACAATTTATTCATATTTTTAACTTCCGGAAATTCTGTATCTGGAAGAAATAGTTTATGTAAAACTTCATCGTTTCTAAAACGAATGGTATAATTATGTTGAATATTTTGTCTTCCAACGCGTCCCAAAGCTTGAATCAGTTTTTCTTGGGACATATTTCCTAAATCTTTTCCAATATAACTATGACAGAATTGATAATTAGTACCATATATGTAATCACTGGATGCAATAATCAAGTACAATTGCTGTTTTTGAGCCAATTCTTTCATAATTTCATTATACATTGGATCATTTTTTAATTTAAGAGCACCAATGCCCATAAGAAGCAATAGTTTCCAAATTGGTTCTACGTTTTCCAGTAACATGATTTTTTCCACTATTTCTTCATCCATACATGACGTAAATACCTTTGATTTAGTAAATACAAAGTCTGAAGGAGCCCATTTTTCAAAATGGGAAGCTCTGTTTGGTATATAGGCATCATTTAGCATTATATTTTTCAATTGTTTTTGTAATTGAGATATTTCATGTTGTAAAGCTTTCATATCTACCGATATTCGATTATCTGCAATTTTTTTTTCATTTTCAGCATCTTTTTGTATCCCATCTTCCAAGTCTTTTTCTTTTTTTTTTATAATATCGAGTATATTTTGATTATATTCAATATTAGATGATATTGTTTCGAGTACGCTCTTAGGTATTTTAGATGTTTGTACGCAAAATTTTGCTAATTTATCAATTTCATTTGATATATATATAGTAGGACCATGAGTTAATGTAAATGCAGATGTAGTAGCAATATATGCATCGCACGGTATTGGTTTATCATTCATAAAGTGTTGGTATACAATGTTCCAATTTTTATTAGATATATTTTTAAGCAATAGTAAATAATATTGTTTTACATTTAAAATATTGATTTCGCTTAAATCTTGAAAATAATTACATAAATACAATTGCTTTTTATTAGTATGCATAATAATATGCTCATTTACATAAATAATGAATTTTGAACATTCTTCCAAATCTAAATATCTAAGCAAAGTTTTATGATTATTTAAATGTTCGACACAATTTAAAATATCATTATAATTTTCAAATAATTTATGCGGCACTGCCTTTTTACCATCTTTTGATAAAATACATATTGTTTTAAAATAATCACTTGTTGAAATCGTTGTATGTTGTGTATTTTCAAATTTACAATTAAAACTGGTTATAGTATTAGGTATATCTTTAGTCATCGGTAGTGTTGCAGACGATAATACAATATTAGGAATTAAATTTGTTTCCCAGTTATGTTTTATAATATCATGCAAAGGATGTGTATCATAATCAAGGGATATAGTTGGTTCATCCCAATAAAGAATCGTTTCTTCTAGTGGGTGAAATGCTTTCATATATAACATTGCTATTTCAAATGAAGCAATGTCACAAATCATAATTTCTACATTATCTCCAATCATATTGTTTACTTTTTTCTTTCCATTTTTAAAGATCTCATATTCTTTCACTGCAAAATAATGGAGTCGTATATCTTCCATTTGAGAACATCCAAAAGCAAATGCAATTTTTTTTCCAATATTAACGGCAACTTTAGCAAGTGATAATCCAACGTGTCTTGCAGCGCATACAAATACAATTTTATATTTTTCAGATAAACCAATGGGTGATAGTGTTTTACCAGTACCTGTAGGTGCGCAATAAAAGACCAAATTGGATTTTTCAAAAGAATCAGGAGCATTAAATAACGAAAATAGCTGTTTTTGATGTTCATATAGTTCTTTATTTTTATATTTTAATATTACTTCATTGCTTTCGATATTATCTTTAATATTTTCTAAAAATTGTTCATATAATTCATTTGAAATAATAGGATTATATTTTTGTAAAATAGTTGTTAACCAATTATAAAATATAAAATTGATATTTTTAAAATTATATTTGTATAAAACGGAGAGCGTATAATATTGTTTTAGCCATTTTTTTTTACCATCTTTGTAATATTTTACTAATTGACTTACATAGTTTAGTAAAATAAATTCTATAATATTATCTTTTTTTTGTGATATTTTATCCTGAGAATGTTCTATTCTAATTTTATCCGCTTTTTTTATTTTTTTAATATTTAGGATTTGATAATCCGGAGGAGATATACTATATTTAATACATAGTTTATTTATTTTATCAGCTAAATAAAGTTCATATATATATGTTTTCATTAATTCACTATCTTCTGTTTTTAAAAAGTCTTCCAAACATTGGGAAGTATTATAAGATAACGATACGTTATGGAACCCGTCTTTTATAAGTTTGTAAATTTGTTTTTCTTCATCTGATGCAGGTATTTCAGTGCTTACCCATTCAGCTTTAGACAATTTTGTTTGACTGAATGACATGTTTAATAAATAATATTAAATTGTATTTATTTCAATTTTATACTATTATAAGGTATTTATTTTTTTAAAAAAAAAAATATTATGATTTAGTATAATGGCTCAAACCAATCCCATAACAACGAGCGCATTCTCTTGGAACAGTAACATTTTAAACGCTACTCATATACAATCTAACCAGACAGTAACGGTAACCACATCTGGGGTAGAAAATGGACAAGTATTAACTCTTTATCTTAACGGATATAATTATACAGGAACCATAGCAAGCAATACAACTACAATAACTATTTCTGCAGCAAGATTACAGGCTTTGACCGACGGAGCGACTTTTGAATTTATCGCAAATGTAAGCGATGCATCAGGAAATGCGGCGACAACAGTTACCAGTAGTTCTTTCACCGTGGATAAAACAGCACCAGCCTTCAGTGGGGTAAGTTTAACTGCTAATACCAGTGTGAATACAACCGCGGTGGGATATACATTAAGTAAGGAGATTGCAAGTGGTACAGTTACCTGGACTCGTACCAGTGGTACAGGGGATGGAAGCAGTCCTCACGTCCAAAATTTAGCGGGTACGGAATTAAATTCAGGCGCACGAGCCTCCGCCGCTTTAACAAATGCACCCACATTAGTGGATGGAACAATATATACCGTGACATTTAATGGCACGGATGCGGCGGGTAATGCTGCAACAGAACTTGCGGTGACGGGTATTACTTATGATACAACCGCACCAGCCTTCAGTGGGATAAGTTTAACTACTAATACCAGTGTGAATA